CTTTTACTATAGTAAGCTTTTTACCACAAAAACTATTCACACAATTCTTTTCTTCACCCACTATAAAATTACAATCACTAAATCTAAATATAAATCTAAATATATAACCATCTATTATTTGACTATAAGATTTTACTTTTACTGTTTGCCCTTCTTTAAACTTAATAATAATATTATAACTTTTTTACTTTTTTCTGTCAATAAAAACCATTGCTTTTTAAAATTACAAACAATCCCTTTTTATTTTTTACATTACCATAAATATTATTATTAAAAGGATTTAAAAGAACAAAGTGAAAACTTTTTATCCTTAAAAGGCTTATTGTTTCTTCTAAGGTTGTATTACGAACTTCCCTTTTTGTTCTTTCTGAAAATGTTTTTTTTGCTTCTCCTAAACTTTCCTTAGTTACTTTTTCAACATAACTATCACATTGATAGTAAATAAACTTTCTTATATCAATAAGCCATTTTAATTTATTATTTAAATATGAAAAATATACTATAACAATTACTATTATATACCATATATAAAATTCACTCAATGATTACTCCTGTATATTTTCTTTAATAAAATTACGATATGCTTTCATATAAGGTTTTAATTTTCCTTCATATTCGTTTTGAATTGATTCTACGATATTAGCCTCCTCTTCTGAAAGCTTGCTAAAATCGATCCCAGCTATATGTTCAGAACTTTCATTAATAACCATTATATCATAATTATTATTGTAACCATTCTTTTTTGTGTAATTAAATTTCTTTCTCTTCATCTTCTATCTCCTTTATAAATTGTGCGTAAAACCACTATCCCTTTAGGGTAGTGGGTTATTGACTTTTTCCCGCGACCTTTTCCTATCCCTTATTTGACATATTTTCTGGCAAGAAGTCCCCTTCCTCAAAGCCGATAGGTTTAGGTGGGGTTATTGACGGTTACTCTTTAGTTATATATTTAATCCCAAAGAGAAAAAAGATATTTACCCATAAGCTCAATTCCTTTTTGTGCTCTTGCTTCATATTCCATTTCAAGTTTAACATTAAAATAAAACACTTCTCCTACAATAAAGGAGTCACATTTGTTTTCTTCTATTTCTGCATAAGGATCTTCCAAGCCCCAATTCTTGTAGAAGTTTTTATACTTCTTTTCATATTCTTTATGAAGGATGTATTCACAGGCAAAGATCATCTCATCTAAAACTTTTTCCCAAGCCTCTGGCCCACCACCAATCATATCACTGTTTTTAACATAATCTTCATATTGTTCTTTACTTTCAAATACCATATCATCTTCATAGTCACAGAACATAGAAGGATATCCTGTTCTTTTCATTTTCTTAAAAGCTTTAAGTTTTGGATAAATAAATTTAATTAGATAGTCATAAAGGTTCCACAATTCTTTATCAGAACTATGATGCTTCCTGAGAACCTTTTGAAACAAATATTTGATTTCATAACCAAAATCCCTTATGTGTCTAGGAATTCGACATAGCCAATGAGGGAGATGATTCCATGTCCAATTATTAATTTTTTCTAATGGTGTATCTTTCTCTTCATCAACTTCTTTTGTTGCGGTTGTTTCCATTTCTACTCCTTGTATATATTTTAAATACTTAAAATTATAAAAATTTCTACTTCCTAATATTGCAATTCTTGTCATAATTTTCCAACCTTTCTTTAAGTTCTCTAATTTCTTTAATAATTATAATAAGGAAATACTAACCAATAAAATACTAACCATAAAGCATATTTCAAAACAATACTCCTCTTTTTGCTCTTAAATAAACTTCTTCAAAATAAATCTTAATACCACAGTTTGGACACTTCCACCAAACCCCACCACCATCTTTCAAAATTTTCCTATTATATTCAACTTCTTCTTTTGTATATTCTGTAACAACATCACATTGAAAGCAATAAAAATTATACATATGTTTCCTTATTTAATTTGTTAATACCAAAATATATAAGTAATGATAAAACAAAAGTGCCAAACGCTTATGATATATTGTGAAAAATGAATACCACAAGCTGTTACTATAGTATTCTTATTCTACTCCAAAAGAAATATTTCCAGATAACTTTAATTTATACCCATTAGAAAAATGAAGTGTTGTTTTCCCATTTTCTCTACTAGCATCTACTAACTTTTTTTCTAAGAAATCACTGATTTTTGGTTGTATTGAATTAATATCCTCTTTTTTCTTTTTAGGCATTTTTATCATCCATTATAACTGTTATGTCTTTTAGAATATGATCCATTTTCTTTAACTCATTACAAACATACATTTTATTTCTCTCCTTCTTGCTAAACCCAAAAGTCTTTGTGAGAAAATAAATCAATAATATTAAAACTACATTCTCAATTGCTAAAAATATCCAGAGCATTTTTTCTCCAATCGTTTTTCTTTATTATAAAACTTTTAAAAAAGTTTGTCAATGTTTTCATAAAAATCTTCTAAAGAATAATCATTTCTTATTTCAACATCTACAGATAAGTTAGGAATATGTCTCTCACTTTCATGAACATCATCTGGTTTTATTCTTCTATTTTCAACTCTTACGAATTTAATCTTTTCACTAGAGTTTTCTATTATTTCCATTTGCTCATGAGGAAATCTCCAATCTGGTATAACTACATTTTTAATATAAGAATGTTTTTCCCGCCACTTTAGAAACTTTTTTACCCATACTGTTCGCCCAACAGTTTCTTTAAATAATGGGAACTCATTACCAATTAAATATTGAAAAGCCTCTGTTCCTATCCATTGCATTGCCTGCCTTGGACTTATGCCAAAGTAAGGGTCAACTGTTTCTTTTTTAATTGTGTCGGTGAAATCTTCATCAACCCAATCAAATACTACTTTACATACCTCTCTTATTGGATCTGCAAAAGAATGCCTAACGAAGTAGTGATTTCCTTTAAGATTACTATTTACCAAACGATCCGCCAATGTATCCTTCCCACTTCCCTTAAGACCTGTTACAAGTATTATCACTTTTTAATCTCCTATTTTTCTCTAAGATATGTTCTGCTTTTCTCAAACTTCCACTTAATAATAAATCAGAATTTACTAGGATGCCTTTTATAAGATGGGCGTAAAACCCGTACCCTTTAGGGTAGTTGGTTAGTTGACACCTATTATACATTTCTCATATTCCAACTCATCAAAATATTGCTCCTTCTTCTAATCTCATATAGCCATAGTTTACATTAAATTCTATCTTCATTCCTGTTCTATCATTTCTAGATTTGTCAATATACAAATGATATTTATTCTTTTCCTTCTCTTTTGCAGTTTGCGTAATAATAGCTAACCAATCACAAGTGTCAAAAATACCTCTACTCTCTGATATATCTTTAGCAGTAATAAATGCTTTACTACCACCCCTATCACTCATACCTTCTCTGTTAATCTGTGTAGCACTTAAAATAGGAATATTAAGAGATTTACCAATATTACGAACTTCTTCTGTTGCTGTTTTATAATACTTATAAGAATTCTCTGCCGATAATTTCTTATCATTTGTAAGCATAATAAGAATATAATCAATGACTATAACATCAGGCTCCCAACCCCAATATCTTTTAAGGTCTTGAACATGAGCCATTAAATCATTAGAGCATACACTATTTGTATTATATTCTTTTATTATTAAGTCACCTTCTAAATCATTTAGTTTTTGTTTACCTTTTTCCTTAAATCCTTCTTCATTCATAAGGATTTCTTTTTTATCCATATTAACAAGATTAGCATAATATCTCATTGCTAATCTTTCTTTAGAAGTTTCAAAAGTATAGACTAAAACTTTCTTTCCTTCAAGAAAACTGTTTACAGCAAAGTTACCAAGAAAACCAGTGTTATGTGAAACTATCCCATTCGTATAGAAATGTTTTCCTTCTACCTGAAGATCATACATTTCACTCTTTTTTCCATTAAAATAAATATTTTTTATTTTATCAAAACCAGACTCTACCTTTATTTCATCTCCTACCTTTAATGAATTTACTGTTTTCCACTCTTTTCCAGCATCTTTAAACCCACCCTTTGATTCAATTTTATGAAAATCAGCAAATACACCATTAAAGCCTTTTTCTGTTTCAAGCTCCCATTCCTCATTAGGCTGAGTCTTTATTAAGCCTTCTACTTTTTTATATCCATTTTCAGTATATACCTCTAATGAAGAAGGTGCTTTGTATTTTCCTTGCCTATCAACATTAAGCTTATTAAATAACTCACCTATTGTTATCTCCTCTTCAATTATCTTAGCTTCCATCTCTACTCCTAATGCGGATTATGTATTATGCTTAATATATCATTATGTTTTTCTTTTATCAACTTTTTGGTTAATACTACTACTGTAGCAAGTTTATCCAAGCTATCAAGGTATCAAGGTCAAACCGACCTCTCTAACAATATATCTTTTATTACATTGCTAGTTTTTTTAAACTTATTGGCATTATAAGATTTCTCCAGTTTCTTCATTAATTTGATACTTAACTTTTACTCTTACATCAGATTTTGAGCACTTAAATCCTCCAGGTATAGCACCAACTATATAAAGCTCACGATTATGCCATCCTCCATCTAATATAGAGTTTAGATTACTATAGCCTGTATCTACTACATCCTCATCCATTAACTTAGTAATATCGTCATAGATAGTATCAATGTCTTTAATGGAGGTTCCAAGATCTTTATCAAAGTTTATTCTAACAGCATCTTCAAACCTATGAAGTAAAGAACCATAAGCACCTTCTTCAATATCTTGTTGCCCATGAAGCCAAGCTTCGTATAAACGATTTTCTTGAACAAAGTTTTTTATTTCTTCTTCTATATATTCTTCATTATACCCATCGTCTTTTTTATACATATTCTCAACGATGATTTCCATGTAAGCTTTTGCTTCTTTATCTCCTTGATACTTTCTATCAATAAGAGATAGGATACTTCCCTTTTTAGGAGGCTTTTCATATTTTTCAAAAAATTTTGAATATATATTAAAAACTTCTTGATATTTACCATCAGAGAAGTAAGTCTTCTTTCCATCCGTTTGAAGATATGATTTTACCTTCATAAAAAAGGAAGAGTTCTGCCTACAATAATTAAGTATCATTGGTTCTAGCACTTTTGATGGCAACTTTAAGTTTTCTTCCAAATGCGCTTCCTCCCGTTTGCGTTTTGTTATATTTTACTTTTTTATATTATTTTTGTCAAGTCCTGTTTAAAACTATTAAGATCATTTCTTCTTTATTCTCTTTACCCAAAAATCACTATTAAGATTAAATACTCTACTCTTTCTAAGAACATCCATAAACTCTAAATAACCCTTCTTACTTATAGCATCCCACCTGATATCTCCATTCATCAAATAACTTATTATTTCATATTTTATATATTTTGGATTTGTTCCAAGACTTTGGTTTTTACCAGTGAGAAAAAATGGTAACGGTTTAGTTATATTCTTTTTTACTATTGGATATAGTTTATCAGCTAAGTCAAATATTTCTTTAAAAGCCCTTATTACTACAAAGTTAGAAGTGTTTTGCATTATATGAATAAACTCATGTAAAAGATATTTTACTTTATCCTTCATATCAAGCTTTTCAAATATAGGCTCATTTACATAAATAGTTCTTCCCTTCGTATAAGCTACAGCATTAGGGTTTTTAAAATCTTTTTTCTTTATTTTTATATCCTTACTAATATTTTTCTTTATTTTAGGTAGGTAAGCTGGATTAAAAACTTTAAGCAATGCTTGTCCAAAAGCTTTTTCTAATTCTTCTCCCTCTTCAGTTTTTGCCTCAATCAAAAAATCGTTTAGTCTCATTTTTCTTCCTTCAAAAAAAATTTATCTGGAAGGTCTAAAAAATAATCTATTCTAAGAATAGTATAACCTTTATAAGATAACCTTCCTTTCTTTAACTTTTCAGGGAAGATAGCAAAAGGTTTTCTTCTATTAACTTTCACAATGATAAGAGGTTCTTTATTTGTTATTCTAGCTTCACCTTCTGCTTGTTCTATCCAACTATCAATTTCATTCTCTGTTTCATCGGCAAGCAAATCCCAAAAATTAAAATCCAATCTACTTTTTATCTCAATAGAGAACTTAAACCCATTTGGTGGTATAAGGTCTCCAGATAAAGTATCTAAAACACTTTTATCCAAACCTTCGTCTTTATTTATAGTAGAAAAAGCTCCTGATTGAGGAACTCTTTTAAAGGTTCTGCTAAATCTTTTTGTGAATATTTTAGCAAACTCAAGTTCTACTCTGTTTCCTTTTTTCTTAGATGCTATTTTCGCCATTAATTCCATACTCCTGTTGTTAATGTATATCCAGTTGAAAATATAGGCATTCCATTAATATATCTCATAGTAACATTATTTGAAGTAGATGAAACAGCGCAGCCTCGTCAAGTTTTTCAACAAAAGTTTTTTCAAACTTAAGCTCTATCTGTTTATCCATCTAATAATCTTCCTTCAGTATTAATAGTCTTCCCTATTAAGTGATCTGCTTCATGTTGAAAAATTATAGCAGCATCACCACTATATTTTTTACTTATCCTTTCCATCTTACCAGTTTTCTTATTTCTTCCATAGAAGGTAGTACTGATATATTTATATCTACTCATATAATAAGTCTTTCCAGGATAAGATAAACAACCTTCTACAGTATTAATTTTTTTACCATCAGGAAACCACTTAGGGTTTATTACTATTTGAAATACTTCAGGTTTAGGAGAAAATATGAAAAATGATTTAAATATACCTACTTGTGGCGCAGCAAGACCAGCCCCACCGTTATCAACACAGTGCTTAATCATTTCTTCACTTTTTTCTATAACCCAATTAATCTCATCTTCTAATACTTCTTCTGTTGTAATATATTCAATATCATTTGAACTGATAAGTTCCACTAGTTGTCTTCCTCCAATCGTCTTTTAATCTTTTTTAAATATAGCTCTACGCCTTTTTCTACTATGTTCTTCATTGTAATACCCGTATCTTTAGATGCTTCTTTTAACACCTTATGAACTTCTCTATCTATGAGAACACTCTTTTCATCAGTCATAAATTTTTCACCTTCTTATGATTTCTATATTATTATATATGAAGTTATACTTTTTGTCAATAGGACTATATTATTCTATAGAGCGTTGAATCCTATCTAGTATAGATAATAATAGAAAAACAATAGGAGGTTTTTTTAAAATGATTAGAAGAAAACTTTATACGGATGTAATTCCGTTTCCAGCTGAGAAAACAGCTGGTGCTACTACTATCTCTAGTGATGAGCTTTATCCCTTTGAAGGAAGCGCGCCTGGAGAAATTGATCTTCAACTTACTGCTGATGATGATAGTAAAATTACTGATACTCTATCAGTAGATCTAAAAGTAAGTTATGATGCAGGAACATCCTGGCTATCTGCTGTGACTTATTCAGACCTAGAAAATGGAAGTGGTGATCCAATTTCTGCTTTTAAAAATGGTGCTCTTGCTTATGCTCCTCGTGTAAGACTTGATGGAGTATTTGATGGAACAGGTGCTCTTGCTGATGGGCACGGTATCGCCGTTCATGCTAATCTTCTTGAAGGTTCTGAATTATATCGCCATGAAGTTGATGCTGATGTTCTTACTATTGATACACTTGCTGCTAGCGATTCAGTTACTAGTGATGTTGTTCAGGTAGACAATTCAATTGCTGAACCTATTCACAAAGTTATTGTTATATCTTATGTAGGTGATGCTTCTACTGTTACTGATGATATTACTTGGGTTCTTCAAAGCTCATTTGATGGTAATGACTGGTGGGATGTATCTTCAACTGCTGAAACTAATATTGCCAATGGTTCTGGTTCAACATTCACTGAAGTAGAAGAAACAGATGGTCTAGGAGACTATTTCCGTATCGTAGCTACTGCTGATAGTAGTGCTGGTGCTATTGCTGCTGATAATGGCATTCAATTTAATGTTGTTACTCTTTTCGGTTAAGTTAAACACTAACTAAATAAGCTCCTCTTTTGAGGGGCTATTTTTTATATAGGACTTCTTCTTGGAAGAAAAAAAGTCTTTATTCTCCCATCATACAATTCACATTCATCTAAAGAAATATTAAATTTTCCACTATCCTTAGAATAATCATTAAAGTCTTTTTTTGATGGAATATTATAAATGTAAATATTTATATCTAAAGAAGGTGGACGATAAAACATTAAAGTATTTATATTCTTATAAACACTTCTAACTCCAGCCTCATCATTATCAGGAACAAATATTATATTCTTAGGAGCACGTTCTAAGATTTTAGATGCTTGAGTAATACTCAAACTATTTGTTAACATTGCTGTTCCAACTTGACTTCTCAAAGACATAGCATCAAATACACCTTCAAAAATAAATATATTTCCCTTATAGGGTATATTATCATAATTAAATACAAAATTATTTCCATCTATACCCTTTGGGTTATTGTATCTTAAAGATGTTTTCTCCAAAGATCGTGTTATAAAATATACTATTTTATCATCTTCATAAAAAGGAATAAATATTGAAAAACCATATCTGCCTTTAGGATTATAAACATAGCCTAATTGATAAATAGCATCCTCCGACAAAGCCCTTTCTTCTTTCAAATATTTAAAAGCTTTACCTGCTATAAGTCCGGAATTTTTTTCTTGAAAGAAAGTCAAACCTTCTGGAAGTTCAATCTCCTCACTGGTTTCTACTACCTCCTTCCTAAAATCACTTTTCCCTATTTCTTTTACTATATCTTTCTTATATAAACCTTCTTGTTTTATAAAATTAAATATATTTTCTGAGTAGCCACATTTATCTCTTCGTGAACAAACAAGTAAAGGACTAGTTTTATAATTGAAAGCTTCCCTATGACCACAAGATGGACAATTAAATCTAAAATATGCTCCTTTATCTTCAGGTTCTAATCCAGCATGTTCTAATACATTTTTAACTAAAGACTCTGATACTTTTTTCATAAATTTCTAGGCACAGGAAACCACGTGGGCTTGCCCCGTGGAGGAATGTGCCATCCCCCTTTCTGTTAGTGTTGTAGTTCTTGCTTTCAATCTTACACAATCCTTCTTTACATTGACAGACGAACTAATCACTTTGCCATCCAAGCCTGATATAGCAAAAAATCCCGTACTACGTTTTCCTTTGATAAAGCCAGTTCCTTTCGGTGTTTTAATATGGTCAAATTTTCTCAAACCAAACAGCTTCCCTGTTGGTATCCTTTTTTCACTTCTACTGCCTTTAGTTTGTTGATAATCACCCTTAGAAACGTGCTTTTTAAAGCAGATTGAGGATAATAGATTAACAATTTCACCTTCTGTACAACAGATAGCGACGGCATCGTAGTAATGTGTTTTTGGCAACTGCAAAATCTGCTCCCGCTTAAATTTTGTATCGTATCCGAAGCTTTCTTCAAAATCACCAAACTCTTTTTTCAATTGAGATTTAACTATCCCTATTTCAGTAGCATGTTTGGTTTTACTTCTTGTACCTTTAATTTCAAACTCGCCCCCGTGTAGTTTGTCGTGGCATGGCCCACACAATGTAATCAGATTACTTGAGGTGTCTGTCCCACCATTACTCCGAAATACAATATGGTGCACATGAAGTTCAGTATTTTTAGCTTTACACTTCTGACACTGATATCCATCACGATGTAAGATGTAAGCCCTAACGTTGTAAAAACCCTTCTTATCCCCTTTTTGATAATCTTTAACATTGGAATTGCTAATCTTGTGAATGTCAAAACTTGCAGTCTCAACTTTCCATTTACTGACAGGCAAGACAGACCCAACAAACTTTTTCTCTCTTAAATGAGAATCAATTTTTGACCTGATACTTGGAGCTAATCTGCCGTTTTCTCTCATAGAAGCACGATTTTGCCACCTTGGCGGTCGATATCTTGTTTTCCTACCTCGTCTGTTTCTTCTGTACATTTTTCTTTGTTCCATTTTTTTAGAAACGTTCTGCCTTATCTGTACATCAGACTGATATACGACTTGTCCATTGGTAATTGCAGCACAGCCAACTGTTTTACTCCCTGTGTCCATTCCTGCAACTATTGCTTGTAAATTTTCCTCGCAATCTCACAAAAGTTTGATTGTGAATGGTGTTCTTTTAACACACTTTGCCTTACCCGCCTTTAATAAATGTTTAGCTTTAGCAGGTGAGCAAGGCATCAAGGGATTCCCGTTTTTATTTATCACATACACACACATGGCTTTAACCCTCCCTGTGTATTAGGATTATGCGTATTATTGGCATTGGAGTTACTAATAAATCCGTCTTCTTCTCGCGGGGATATTTCAGAGTTTGACGATACAGACACCGTTCCTACCATCATAGAACTTTTAATCTGAATCCGAAGAGGTTCAGGCTGAAGCGGCACCCAAACGTTCCTAGTTTTCTGAATATCGTTTACAAACATTTTTAATCTCCTATTAGTCCGCTGGTAACCTTGTGGCTCTTTTCAAAGCCACGGGACTTGGCCCGTGGTAGGTTACATTAACCCTATATTAACCCTGCCTAAAAAATTTACAAGTCTTTAATTTATGAGATAAAGTTTTCTGCTTATATTCACAATAAATAAAAGGTGAGTTTTTTGAACATTCTTTGCATTGCTGCCTAAACTTACAAAAATCACAACCTGGATACTTTGGAATTTCATAAGCAACTACAAAGTATGAGTTACTTGGTTTTTCAAATTCTTCCGTAATCTCATACTCTAAAATGATTCTATCTTTTTCTTCTCTTCTTTGAATAAAATATAAACTTAATGCTTTTTCTTTAATTTTTGCTTCAAAGATTTCATGTATTTTATACCTTTCATCCAAAAGACACTTAGACATTTTTTTATCGTATATAAAATGCTGAAAAATTTTATTACTTCTTTTATAAAATCTCTCTGATATTAATATTTCTGTCATAATATTATTATGACAAATATATTATTTTTTGTCAATCTTTTGACTTAGCTATATACGAAAAAGATAACACATATTCAATCTCTTCATAAACGCTTAGCAGGAAACCATCAATCTCAGATACATCATTAATAATATTTTCAAAATGATCTTCTGCTGATAATTTCAATTCCTTTTTTCTTTCATCAATTTTAACTCTAATCTCCTTTAATGCTAAAAAAAGCAGGAATTCACTCCTGCCTTATAATGCCATCTTTCTCTACTTCTTGTAAGTATTCATCATCGTATTTTTCAAATAAAGTTACTAACTTTTCTAATAAGTCTATTTGTTTCTCAAGAAGTTTGTTTATTTTTATTGTCTCTGTTAGTATTCTTTCGTCTTCCATAAATCTCCTCTAACAACTCATAACTCGCTTAGTGAATCTGATAGTTCTCTTGTTATTTGCTTTACATCTTGATATAGCTGCTCTCTTCTTTGAGGTTTATTCTGATAAGCATTAGTCATTGAATAAAGTTCTTTCATTTTACCTTGAAGCACATCCATCATACCAAATGCCCTATACATCTTTCTCTTATCTTCATAAGCAACCTCGTCAGTAGTAGGCTGCTCTTTCTCTCTTTCCTGTCTCTTCCTTATTTCTGCCTGTATATCACTCTGAGGGCTTTCAGGTGGGACAGAGGACATATCTGTAGTAGAAGGTTCATCTATTTCACTTCTTCTTATCTCTGCTCCACATGGGCCTTTTCCAGGCCCACTTCCATCACCTGCTCCTAACCCACCTCTTCTAGTAAGGTTTGATACTACGACATCTAGTCCATTACCTTGATTGCCATAATACCACTCAAGAAGTTCTTTATTATTTTCATCATTTTTCATATTTTTCCTCTCTTCTGATTAACTTTACAGAAGAGAAGAGTATTAGTTCTCAATAAGCTCCATCAACTCATAAATTTGTTCAAGCTCATCTTCACCTTTTTCATACTTCTTTTTCATATATGAAAAAATCTTGGCGATAATCCCTTTCTTAACTTCAAGAATTGCTGCTGCCTCATTCTTTAAGTCTTTCTGTTGCTGAGCAAGCTCCTTCTTTTGATCCTCTAAATCAAGAAAGCTTGAAAAAATTCCTTTTAATTGGCTTTTTTTCTCTTCATCTAATACCATATACTACTGCTCCTTTGCTGCTTGTGTTTCTGAAAAAACTTGATTGCTAAATCTAATTAAATCTTTATTATACTCATTCTTTTTATAAGGTTCTTGAAAAAGCATATGCTTTAAATGATTTAAAATAGTGACACTTCCATTTCTGTTTTGGAAAGCTTTCGTTCCTCCGCCTTCTCTTTTACGAAGAATAAGTTTGTGTCTATCTGGATATTTTTTCTTCCAGCTTATCTTTCTTTTACCCATATTTACTCCTTGTAATATTTTATAGCTCTATCTCTCATTTTCTTGATTACTTTAAAAACAAGATGGCCTTTATATTTTTCCGGTCTTCTAGTTTTTTCAATAACATAATCAATATATTCATCATAGGTTATCTTTATATTGAGTCTTTCTACAAGAACATTTTTACGTGCTCTCTCAAATGCAATTTCTTTTCCTCTTGTTTTATCAAACTTATCCTTAGTATGACAAATACTCCATCCAATCCTATCCTTATCAATTGCTACTACACAACCAAAAGGAATTCCTTCTTCGTCTCTAACATACTCTATTAGATCCATACTCTACTCCTTTTATTTTTTTTAACCTCTCCCCAATTCAAACGGTCTAACCCATTTTCAATCTTTGGTATTACTATTTTATCAATATTATATTGTTTTGTCAACTCTGAGGATATGCAGTGAGCTGGAGTATATTGACTAAAGTCTGCTGAGAATAAATCTCCATGTTTTTTCTATAATCCTCATATAGTTGCCTTAATGTAAAGAATAAACTCAGAAATACTATCTATATAATATTCTATAGAATTTACCTCTACTATTTTAGGCTTATCTCCAAATTCACATTCATAAATAAACCAATCAATATCTTCTGCATATTTATTTAAAATAAGTTTTAATAACTCAACATTCTTATTAAATAAATCAATAAGAATTTTAGAAAGTTTACCCTCAACATCTAAACCAACATTAGCTGAGAGGGTTATTATTTTTTCATCTATTTCTTTAAGAAATCTTAATTCTTCTTTTAAATCAATCATAATTTTCTAGGCACCTTTCTCCTTTCTACTTTCTACTAGAGTTGTAGTTATTATATACACATACATGGCTGTGAACTACCACCACCTATAGAGGTAGATGACTTCTTGGTCAATACTACTCTGTAGCAAGTTTACCCAAGCTATCAAGGTCGAATCGACCTCTTTTTTAAAAGAACCACGAGACAAGTCCCGTGGTAGGTTATATATCTAACATCTTACTTTCTTTACTATCAAGTATTTTACTCCCCTCAATCTTTTCAGAAAAATGAGTTGCTTTCTCAATAGCACTATCTCTTAGTTTTTGAATTTTTTTCATATACCTATCAATACTAAGACCAGAGGCAATAGTAATATATACTCTATCTTCTGCTTCTACTTCTTCAGCATTAGTAAAGTTTAAAGATGCTCTTAAGATACCAGGAATCATACGGGCATTTTTAGCTCTTCCAGAAAGTTTTGAGACTACTTGTGTGAGTGTTCCTTGATATTCATCAAGTTTTTCATGCTCTTGAATCTTATTATCAATAAACATGGCAACAAGACAATTCTTAGTATCCTTATCAAGCTTTCCATATTCAAACTTAGGAAGCTTTTCTTCTAAAAATGAATCTGATAAATCTACAAATCCTCCGCCAAACACTACACTATCAAGCTCTGATTGGTCAAGAGTCATTGGGGAGTAATTGTCTGTGTTATATTTTCTTAATATATTAAGAATATAATCTAACCTCTTTACAATATAATGATTTATCTGAGACCAATCATTACTGAACTTTTTTATAAGTTTTTGATTATCAAACAATAAAACAGATATTTTTGAGATTAAAGGCATAATAGAGTTAATGCAGTTAACTGCATTTGCAAGAGGTGGATTATTCTCTTTTGAATAAGGAATAATTCCTACTATTAATACTTTATTATTATTCTCAAGTAATACTTTTGATAATGGAACTAATGAACTACTTCCAGAACCGCCTCCTAAACTTGAGAAAATAACTACCTTGTCATTTTTAACATTCTCCAAGCTAGCTCTTACGGTTTCAAAGTTTTCTTTCCAAATTTTAGCTCCCTTATGAAAACGCTTTGAAGCACCTTCGTTAGATATCACTACTACATTGGAATGTGGGAAGTTATTTGTATCTTCATGAGCGGTAGAAAAGATAAGTGCCCTACTATCAAGCTTAGAGGCAAGTTTACCTCCTGTGTTTCCACTTCCAATAACTATCATATATTCTCCTTAATCCAAATTTCTGGGACTCTAATTACATAGTCCCCGTATTCAATAAAAGCATATGGGCTTTCTTTTTGCAAAAACTCGTAAAAAACCACTTCTCTTTAGAGGAGTGAATGAATACCATTATAAAACTAAATAATGGGTAGTTTTTACGTAAGATAATCGCAACATCTTACTTTTAAGATTTAAGTCTTGCTTTTAGTTCTTTTTGTTTTGCTGAAGCAGCTCTTACTTTCTTGTCCAAATCTTTTTCAAGAAGAGAGTTTATTTTATTTTGATATTTTTCTTCAAGTTGATCTTGGGGTGTTTCATCTGAAACCTCTCTTTCTATATGTAATACACTCTCACATTTAATGGGCGAATACGGCTCATTCATAAGAGTCATTGACATACTTCCACCAACAGTTATTTTCATAACATTCTCCTTATGTCTTCTTTTAAGTCTTGCCATCTACTAATAAGATCAGGCAGTTTATTATCCCAATAATATAATTCTACTTGATCGGGATTAAATTCATTATATTCTAATTCTTTTTCTTTGTCAACAATCTCTTTATGAATATCATTTGGAAATTGCCTTAAATCAATAATTTTCAATAGTCTTTTATAGACTTCTTTATTATTAGACTTAGTCATTATCTCATTCCACTTGTTTGAATCATCAATCATCTTCTCAAGTGTTTTTGGTCCAACTCTATAAAGACCACCTATTCCATCACTTGCGTCACCGATAATAGCTTTTTCCATAAGAATGTTTTCATTCTGTTTTTGTATTCTTCTTCGTATAGGGTCATAAACTGTTACATTATCTTGATAGTTAAGTATTTGAGTAAGGTCTTTATCAGAGGATATAATAAGGATATTATCATTAGTATTTGCTGCAGCAAGAGCATAAATCACATCATCTGCTTCAGCCATTTCATGAGAGATTTGTTTTACAGGATAAAACTCAAGACCTTCTTTTACTTTATAAAGATTATTAAAAAGAACTTTAAATTCTTCTTCATCTTTTTTACCATCACGATTTCTCTTATAATCTGGAAAGATACCTCTTCTCCAATTAAGAGATTTTTTACCTTCCCAACAAATAATAAGCTTCCCAGAATTTGAAATCATATAGTTCAACTTATTAAAAAAGTTGTGTAAGAAGAAAGAGAAGTTATCATCTGTTAAAACTTCTCCACTATCATGTAATTTTTTACGAGTGACGTGGAACTCTACAAAAATAATATTCATCATATCTACTAAATTCATCAATAACTCCTCATATAATCTTCTAAATCTTCAATTGTATTTTCTTTAAATGCTGTATCCATTGATTCCTTAAATGCTTGTTTTAATTTATAAACATCTTTGAATACTTCAACAGACCACTTAAGAGATTCTAAATGCTCTAAAGTCTCTAATATTGCTTCAGCGTATACTCTTATCTCATATTGAGCATGAGTGTCTAATCTTAATTCAAGAAAATGTAAAAGATTTCTTAAATCTGCTCTAAAAAAGAATTCTGTATATTGACCAACAGGCATCACAGTTCTTGCTTGTTCTCTTGCAACATTTTTACCTATAAGAGAACGATACATTGTATTACTTTTTTCATAAATACTATTAATATAGTCATTAAAATATTGCTGACTCTCTACAACTCCGTCTGAAGATTGTTTATTTTTTGAAGACTGTTCTCTCCAAACCTCTGGATAAAAACATTCAAATTTAAAATCTTTATATCTTGCTGATATTTCATTAAAGCTAAATGCTCTATGACGAAAAAATTGTCTACCAACAAAAATAGGCATTTTTACATGAAAATGGAAAGTGACAAACTCAAAAGGACTCATATGTTCATTACGATATAGATAACGTATGAGTTCTCTATCTTTCTTATCTCCTTTTACAGCTTCATTTCCAGTAGAAGTTCTAGCTGCTCTAAGAATGGAATAATCATTTCCTAAATAATCTACTAACTCAATAAATCCATCGTTTAATAATCTCATAAATTTGTGACAGGAAACCACTATGCCTAAAGGTGTCGTGAAAGAATGCTTACGCACTCTAATTTCCTGTTTACCTCCTTTAATTTTTTAATATAAGTAGTAGTTCACAATACATACTCTCAAATTCTATTCAAGAACTACCCTTTAGGGTAGTTGGTTAGTTGACTCTACTAACTCGTCTCCTAATATTTTTTTCATTTTGTCTTTCAATTTTTTATTATCAAGAACAGCTCTTCTTTTAGCTATGAGTTCTTGATTATTCATTATATTTTCTTTTTCTTCTTTTGTCAAGTCTTGAAATGTTTTTATTATTGCTAAAAAATATTTAGAATACTTACCTCTAAACAAGAACATCTTATTTTTCTTGTCATTAAAAAAAGCCTCAACATTGAGGCTTTCGTATTTATTCTTTATAGACCACTTCTGGATCTCTTGTAGGGTAGCTTTTATTGATAATGCTATAGAGGCTTCATTCTTCTCTCTTGTATGAATAGCTCCTTTATAGTCTTCATATAGCTTCTTAGATGAAAGATGGAATGGCATTATTTTACCATCTAATTCATTAAAGCAAAACTTTACATATTTATATGCATCCCAATCCTCATCATCACCAAACTTACCAATAATTCCTTGAAATATTTTCCACCATTTAGTGTTTCTCACATTTGAGAGTTTAAATAAAGGGTATAGAGCTGTCCTTCTATATTCTCTACTAAAAGCATCAGCTAAAGAAAAAACTTTATCCTCCATCTCTTAAATCCCATCCTAAATTAAGTAGTTTGTTTATTTCTTCTTGTGTTATTGCTTGGTGCTCTAACAAGTATTGAACAAACTTTTTCCAATCAATATTTATATTTTTTATTAAGCAACCTATTACTTTTTCATCATTTAAAGGACATTCTAAAAAAGTAGGTTTTACCACTTTATTAAATTTTTCCTTCATGAACCAGGGGATATTTTTATACGCACATGTTTCACAAAAATAGTTCAATAAATTCCTCCGAGTTTTTAATTGTTATATCTTTTTGTCAAATATAGCTATCATCATCTACATACCCTGAGGTATCATCTTCAGTAGTAGTAGTATCAGCAGAGGTATCATCTTCAGTAGTAGTATCAGCAGAGATATCATCTTCAGTAGTGGTATCGTCTTCCTTAACAAACCCATCATCTAATTGTTCATCTTCATTATACAATTGATCAGTATTTTTGCTTTCTATAGGTGATACTTGTACCTGTATTACTTTTTTTTCATTTTGTTCTTCTGTCACATTTGGCTTTTCACTAAAATCATTCATATTATAATATTTAGTTTCACCCTTAAGGTTAAAACATTGAACTACATCACCATGAACTGAAAAGGGAAAGACATAATGACCTTTCTTTGTATATTGATATTCATTTAATTTAAGCATTTTTCAAACTCTCTTATTCTTTATTCTTATTAAAAATTTCTTCATACGCTTTTCCTGTAAATTCTATAGAAAACATTTTTTGTTCTTTAGTGTTTTCGCCTTCAGCATTTACCATAACACCAATAGATTTTTTAGCTCTTTTTAGAGAGAAACTTTTAAAGTTTTTGTCTTCTAAATAAAACACTAAGAGTTTATTAGTGGCTGATTTAACATAGATGACAGGAACCGTGAATGCATATTCTATATTAGCAGCTCTTGTTAAGTTTTTAAAATCCTCTCTATTTATTTTAAGAGAATCTCCACCTATTTTTAGGTTTATAATTTTTTCTGTTAAAGACTCTCCTAATATATTAAAGAATTTTTTTGGGGTAGTTTGAGATGCTACTACTCTAGAACTTTTATCTCCTTTCATTTCAATAAATACTTTATTAAAACTTCCCCTTACTCCTACTTCATCTAAAACTTTCTTTATGTCCTTCTCCCCATCATACTCACCTTTTTTAGAAAAAGTATATTCATAATCAGGAAACGTACCAGGCCCATGAGGTTCAAGAATTAAATTACCTCTTTTCAAACCTTTAATAAAAGTTATATCCATCCCACTTATTTTTTTTTCAGTGTTTAATTTCCAACTTTTTGTTTTTAAAATATCTTCACTTAAATGTTTTTTCAATTCATCTGTAATAGCATAGAATAGAGCCTTGTCACTTGTTTCAAAGATCCTATTTAAAACAAACTTATTAAAAACTTTATCTACTGCGTTATTTATTATTTCTTTAGTTTCAAATTTATCATTCTTCAAAGAAGAAAATTTTACTTTACTCTTATTGCTTACTAAGAAATCTATAATATTATTTTTTTCTTCTTTTTTTATTTCTCTTACTGATGGTCTTTTGAACTTAACAACTCCTCTCCAAGCTTTATTAAGAATAGATAACCTCATAGAAGTTCTTGCTTCTTCTAAAGTATTAGACTTGTCTTCTATAGTTGACATTACCAATCTTTGATTTGGTCTTTTTTGACTAAAATAACTATTTATTATTTCATTAAATTCTTTAGTAAAAGTTTCTAAATTACTTCTTAACTCTTCTTCAAAGTTATTTTCATCATAAACTAACACTTTTTCTTTAGTCTTTTCATTTAATACACTTCTAAGTTTCATTTATATCTCCAAAATCTTTTATATTAACTTTACTGCTTTCTTATGTGTATAAGATATTCTATAGTTCCTCCGTCCTTATTACTTCTATTATTATCTGCTTTATATCTTTTATAATCAAAATAATAAATATCTCTAATATCTTTTAAGCTTAATACCTCTTTGGCCAAAAGTCCTTCATTATTATATGATATAAATATATCCTTAAAATTAGCGTGTTCTAAGATATCTATTAACATTTCATAAGCACTATCTTTATAACACATTTTGGATTTTTTATAATCTTTAGGCAAACCTGTTACCTCAGTAAGCTTTGAACCTTCTAAGCTATATTTTGCTATAGTATTAAGTAAATGATAATTAGAGCCATATTGTCTTCTATTATATGGTGGGTCTAAATATAATACATCACCACTTATTTCTTTTATTAAGTTTTGAGCATCTTCGTTATAAATATCATTTTCTTGTCCAGGAACCACTTCCATATATTCAGGCTTTAATTCTATTTCTTTTTTAGCACTATCTTTTAAAGATTTAAAAAAAGCTGCATATATACCCGCTGTGTTTTGAATCCTATCAACTGCTTCTAATAAAGATGTTAATAGAAAAAAATAATAGTCACTATCATCTTTAAACTTTTCTATATACTGTCTTATTGCATCTATTTTTTGACCATTATGATCAGAAAAATATAGTCTATTTGCTGGAGAGCAATAGTTATTATATATTAATCCTTTTATTGGTTCTAAAGAATTTATTTGTGGAAAAGCATCATCAAATTGAGTAATATTATTCTCTACATAATGTTTATTTAATATATAAGCATAATACTCAAAATCATTTGATATTACTTTATTAAAATAAGGTTTCATGTTTGCTCCAACATATCCTGTCCCAGCAAATAAATCACAAAAACTTCCAAACTCTAATGATTGTTCTAATACTACACTTTTTATTTCATCAAATAGTTTTGCTTTTCTTCCTATGTAATTCAAAGTTGTTTTATCATCCTTCTCATTTTGTTTGGGTTGTCAACCCAACCATTTTGTCCAAAAAGGATACCTCCTTTGTTGTCTTGATACATATTCATTAAATACATTTCATCTTCTTCTAAAAGATTTCCAATGATCTTCCAATAAGAAGCAAATACTGGAATAGATTTTGCTTTTCCTTGAACATCTTCAATATTAAGAAATGCCATTTCATTACCATTTCTGTCAATTATTTTTCTTATATTATTTATTACTACTGGAACTTTTCTTGATATTCTAGTTACCTCATCAAAGCTAAAGTTTATTAAACTTTTGTTTCTCATTTCTATAAAAGCATCTTTCATCTTATCATCAAATACAGAAGCAAAGAAATTTCCACCAAAATATTCTTTTTCATAATTCCTAAGATCAACTAAACTTGTTTCAATACCTGGAAGTTGCTTTACAGCACCCTCAGCTTCTTGCCATTTTATTTTAAGCTTTTCTACTACTTTAATAGACTTTTTCTTTTCCCAAAACATAGTAAGAATTTGAAGCATTAATTTTCTATTAGGATTCTCAAAATCAAAAGCACCTACAGAAACTAAGGCTTTAATGCCACCAATCTTTAAAAGTCTTCCATCAACTTTAGTTATTAAATCAAATAAACTATCAACAGGCCTAATGTCAATTATATGCTCAGCCGCTCTTTTACTTACTTGTTTTATATTTGATAAACCTAATATAAGTTTATCTTCGTTTAATGGAGTAACATCTATTAAAGACTTATTAACATCAGGAGGTAATATTTCAAATTTTTGCCCCCTCACGGAAGAAAAAATATCTGCTAAATTACTTCCTTTATTTATCTCATACTCAAGCTCTGCTGCTAAAAAATATTTTTTGAAATAGTATGAAAGATATAAAGTCATTACAGCAATATAACTATAAGCTGATGCATGAGAGTTTTTAGCAACTATGTTATTAACAGCTAATGTATGATAAGGTGTTGCCATCTCTACGTTATAAACATTCTCCGCTTCATTTTCTTCTATTGATACTATTTTCTGTAAAGAAGTTTTCTTACCTTTTTGATTCTTTATAGTTTTTTCATACCCTTCATTATAAAATAAACTATCACCTTCTTTTAGGTCATTATCTATATTTTTATAGATAATATTACCCTCTATTTTAACAGGAAAGTTGTGGTTGGAGGTTACATCTAAACTAGATCCATTTTCTAATACTATTTTATATGTTTTCCTAAATCCAGCATAAGTTATATTTATTATATCATTTATAATTAACTTTTCTTCCTCATTTAATGAGAACGCTTTTCCAAAACCTTTATATTTATATTTTTCATGTGTATGAGAATGATTATTATCTTTTGCCCACTTAATATCATTTTTTGTCTTATACATTTCTTCTATAGTAGGAGACCACTTATTAGTATTATCCCTAGTTATTTTAGACTTACCAGAGAAACATAAATTAAAACTGTATGAACTCATTTTTAAAAGATCATCAGCTATATTCTTTGCTTCTATTTCACTTAACCCAGTTTCAATGGCACCTTTAGAAAACTTCTTTACAATTTTATCCCACTTTTTTATATCCTCTGAATCTCTTTCTGTCTTACTGAGACGTTTCATAAGTTTTCTTACATTATCAGTTTCCTCAAGAGATAATCCACCTATCTTATTAAAGATAGACATTACTTGCTCTTGATATAAAACGACTGAGTTACTTATCTCAAGTAGTTCGGAAATAGGTTCTGGATATTTTCTTATCCCTTCATCCCTACCTCTAATATAATCCTCAACAAATGAGGATGTGCCAGGACGAGCTAAGGCATTAATAGCATTTATATCATCAAAGGAACGGGGTTTTATTTGTTTTACCATTGGAGCCGCCGTTCCACCGTTTAATTGAAATATACCAATCGTATTAGAGTCATTAACCTCATTATAAATATTTTCATCTTTTAGGTCAATGTGATATAAAAACTCTCGTGCTTTATCTTTGCTTATTTCTTTTATTATTTTCATATTTTTTTATTATATCACTTTTTAATATTTTAGTCAAGATTCTCTTTGTTTTTTTCGTGAACTATCACCACTTATAGAGGATTGGGGAATTCCACCCTTTCTGTTAAAACCAAACATTACGCTCCCACTTCAGCATATCTATTTCCTACATTTGTGTCAAAATCAATACATGAACTTAAGTTATTATTATCTAAGTCATCATAAGAAGAGAAAGTAGCTATTCTTTTTCTATTCCTTTCTTTTCTTAAGATCTCTAATATACGAAAATTGGAATTTGTCCATATAAATGAAAAGATATTATCATTAGGATTTATTTTATTTCTTAATACTTTTTTATATAAATTCTCAAGACATTCTTGAGTCATATCTTGTCTATAATGCTCATCATAAATCTTAAACTTTTGAATAAGTAAAAATTCGGAAATTGTTTGTGCTTGTTTAAACACATAATTTAAATCTCCTTCTTTATACTTAGTTTTTAGTTCTTCCTTATTTATTTCCATTCATCTCTCCCATAGCCTCAGAAAGATTTACAAGTTGTTGTTGTAATCTGCCGAAATGAAAGGCAGCTAAATCTTTTCTAAACTCATCCTCTTCTTTTTGAAACTCTTCTTCCATAGAGTTTATAGTTACTTCTATTTCACTCATTAGCTTTCTTGATTCTTTTTTTAGCTCATTTTTAGACATCGGCATGAATTTTACTCTCCATATAATCTTTATAAATTTTTTTATTAAATAATGCTTGAAGATAAGGAAGATCTTTTTTGTCTTTAGAGGACTTACATTCTTCTAAGACTTTTTTAATCTCTTCAATATCAGGTCTATCTTCTGTAGGAGCCCCAACTTTATCATTCTTATCTAAAGTATTGTTAGTGACATCTTCACCTCTGCTAAATATTATCTCATCTATAAGAGTTTCTGAAAAAGTCATAGCAGATAAAAATATTTTAAAAGCATTAAGCACCTCTTCAATATCATAATTATGTCCTTGCTGAAAGCTAATCATAGTATCATGATAATATTGTCTATCCCTTTCTGGCAAATCGCTTGTATCAAATTCAAATTTAATCATTTTTTCCTCCGTTAGTTTTATACATAGTAAAGTTTTTGTATCTTTTTGTCAAGTGTTAAACTGCCTCTAAAATATCATCAATATAGGATTGTGGAACTATTTTCTTTAATCCATCATCATCTTCAATAAGATATATCTTCTCATCAATCTTATCTAAAGTATTGTTAATGACATCAAGGGTGGTTAAGCCTAATACATCAAATTTTATTATTCCCAATTCATCTAAAACAGAATCTTGATTACTTTCAGGAAAAGCACTTACAATCTCACCGCTTACTTTCTCTATTGGCATTAACTCATTAACAGGACGATCTAAGATAATAATACCACCAGCATGTTTTGATAACTGTCTTACTTTACCATCAAAATGTCTAACTAAATCAATTATTTTTTTATTCTGTTCATAAAATTTGTATTGCTTTGTATGAGTTGCTTTAATCATTTCTATATTCTCATCCAAAGAAAGTTGAAAATCAAAGATCTTTGAAAACTCATTTGATGCTTTATAATCAATTTTATATATTCTAAGTAAATCTTTCAATGCTGATTTAAGACCCATCTTAGAATAAGTTCCTACCTGAAAAACTCTGTCTTCTCCATACTTTTCTTTTAGGTGTTCTATTAAGTGATCACGAGCGGAAGGAGAGAGGTCTGAGTCAACATCAATACCCCCACTAGCTCCATTTCTCACTTGTGCCTTAGTAAGTTTTTGTTCATAAGTATTTGTAAAACCTAGTAAGAATGGAATAAGAAAATTACCCTTTACCTCATTCTCTTGAAAAGCTTTATATAGATCAATTCCGTTCTTATAAAAATTCTTAGCAAATAAATATTCCCATTTAAAATCTCTTTTATACTCTGGATACTCTTCTAGTTTATCTTCACACATTTTCTTCAAATCAGTCATTTTTGTTTCCATCTCTTTTGTGTGAACTTCATCACCAAAATAATCTGGTATCATATCAGGGCTTCTTTGATCTGATAAAAATCTTTCAAATAACAACCCAAACTCAATAGGATCAAGACGAGTAATATTAAGAGAATAAAGAACTAATGAACCAGCACCTGAACCCCTTCCTACACCAACTGTATAACCTGAATCTGTTACAAATTCAAGCATATCCTCAAGAATAAGTATATATGAAGAAAACCCTTTTCTTATTAAAACCTCTAATTCATGATTTAATCTTTTTTTATATTCTTCTGTAGGATTACCACCAAACTTTTCTTCTAAACCTCTCTTGGCTTTTTTTATTAAAGCCTCATCATCATTTTCTGTAACAGAAGGAAGATATATTTTTCTTCTCTCTGGTATTTCATAATTACACATATCAGCTATTTTTATACTATTATTAGCCCATTCAATAACATCATTAGGATTATAGTTATATCCAAAATCTTTATTAAACTTTAAATAATCCTCTTCGTCATGATAATAAAGATTCTTACTTTCAATTTCAAAATTTAAATTATCAATAGTAGCTTTATCTCTAATAGCTATTGAAAGAGTTTGAAGATTGTCTTGTCCAGGCTCTAAATAATGAACATCGCCTGTTACTACTATAGGAATATTAAACTCTTTTGCCCATTTAATCATATAATCATTAATAGTTTTTTGTCCCTCTGGAGCCTCATCCATTTCATAATTAATTTCATTAAACTGAACTTCAGTATAAAAGTTCTCACCAAAATGCTTTACATATTTTTGGAATAATTCGTATGCCTTATCTATCTCTCCTGCTCTTATAAATCTTCCCCATTTGCTTTGCATGCACCCACTACCAACAATTATACCTTCAGAATTTTCAAATAATTCTTCTTCAGTTATTCTATTAGTATAATAAAAATGTTCTTCATCTTTCATTGAAAGATAGTTTAACTTTAAGATATTCTTATAGCCTATCTCATTTTTAGCAAGTAAAATAAGATGAGAGTTTTTACCTCTCACTCTCTTCTTTTTCTCATTATATTCTACAAGCTCATCATTGATATAAGCCTCTACACCAAGAATAGGTTTTATGCCATATTCTTTACAAGCTTCTTGATGATGATATATACCCGTAAGCTTTCCATGATCGGTAATAGCAAGTGCTTTATGCCCTAATTTATATGCTTTCTCCGCATATTGTTTAGATGAGCCTATTGCATCTAACCTTGAACCTAAATGACTATGTAAATGAAGTTGAGCAAACATTTTTTCTCCTTATTTATCTATTTAAAATATAGACTTTATTCCCACAATCCCATATTCTATTATAGTTATTATATAACATATTTTCATATTCTGTCAAGTTATCATCATAATTTTCAAAAATATTTTTAAGCTTATGTTTTTGATATTTATTTCTACTTTCCAAATTAAGATTATTTTTCTTGAAATAAAAATAATTTGGTTTACTAGTTTTTAAATACTCAAACCCATTACTTTCATACACATTACCATTAAAATAGCGCTTATCAGAATATGTTATAATATTTCCATTATAATTATTTAGAAAATATTTCAACAACTTAGAAAAACCACCTATTACTTTAGTGTTTTTCTTACTAGCTGATCTTAATAATTCCCAATTATATCTTTTGTTAAATCTTGGCTTACCAAAAGTTACTACAGATACTAAAATACCATTATAATATAATCCATATTGCAACGAAGAGCCTATATCTCCTTGTAAATGATTAGCATTAAGGAATTCCCTTCTCTCTTTAATACTAACAGGTTTGATAACAGTTTTTCTAGCATAAATTACTTCATTATATATATTCAGCCTAGAAAGAAGTATGCTACTCACTATATCTTTTTTATTAATCCATTCATTCTCAAATACATGTATTAAATCATATCCCTTTTCTTTAGCTAATTTTTGCTTATTTAAATGGTAATTTTTATGTTTTCCATTTATTTCACTATGCCAATATAAACCATTAAACTCAATAGCTATTTTTCTTTCTGGTATAAGTATATCAATTTCGTATGGCTTTATTATTTTTCTGTTATGAGATTCTACATAAATATATTGACTTATGAAATCTCTCAACTCAACTTCCGAAACAGACTCGTTAGTTGGAAAACATTTTTGACATCTTGGTATTTTACCAGCGTAAATATTATCATAAAAAATATTATTACATTTTTTACACTTCCATTTATAGTCTATTACACTTCCTTTTTCCTTAACTCCATAATATTCATTAATATCAAATAAAGGCTCCACAAGATTGTCAAAAGAAAAAACCTTTAAATTTTTAAAAAACCTTTCTTTTGATTTATTATGATTTCCTTTGAGAAAAATGCTACTTTGAAAATAATACTCAACACCATATTTTTCCAAGTTTGTTTGTTTTATTTTTTCTTTAACATCTTTACTCTGCCCTGGATACTCAACACCATATTTTTCCAAGTTTGTTTGTTTTATTTTTTCTTTAATTTGCTTTGACCCAAAGGGATTTTCAACACCATACTTTTTTAAATTTGTTTGTTTTGCCTTTTCTTTAACTGATTCTAATTTTCTAGGACTGTCAACACCATATTTTTCTATATTGTTGTTTTTTCTTTTTTCCAAAATCTCTTTACTTTGTGTTGAAGTTTCAACACCATACTTTTCTAAATTTGTTTGTTTTGCCTTTTCCTTAACTGATTCTAAAGAAGAAGGGCTTGAGACTCCATACTTATATATATTGTTGTTTTTTCTTTTTTCCAAAATCTCTTTACTTTGTGTTGAAACTTCAACACCATACTTTTCTAAATTCGTTTGCTTCCTTTGACAAACCCCACAAACAAGGTTATTATTTTTTAAATTTCCTTTGCGTTTACTTGCCTCTTTACCACAAATATCACATATAAAAGTAATATTGTATGTTTTTGGAACTAACTCCAAATTAAATAAGCCATCTTCTATAAACAGACTTATATTTACTTCTTTTTTGTCTAGTGTTGATATTTTTACTATATTCATAATGTTACTTTTACACAAAACCCCTACTTTCTAAATGGCTATGTAAATGAAGTTGAACAAACATTTTTTCTCCTCTTATAATGTTCTATTTTAAGAATACCATATACCTTCTTTTTTGTCAACGGTAATGTAAAGTTAAAGTAAAATAATGACTGGAGTAAATATGAAATCTTTAAGAAAATATCTTCAAGAACAATCTATAGATTATAATCTACAAAATATACAATCTATTGTCAAGCAAAATACTGCTTCCGCAAAAAGTCTTTTAAATTCTTTATCAAAAGAAGAGCTTAATGACTTTATTGAACAAATAAACAAAACTGAAAACTATAAGCAGTTTCTTGATAGTAAAAAAGATAGGGACTTAGCTGTAGCAACTTATATTGTAAAAGAAAAAGACCCTGATTTTGCTGAAAAAATAGGGCTAAGCATTGAAAATCCTGAAACTTTTAATAAAACTATTAAAGATGATATTATTTCTCCTACAAGAAAAAGAGCTAATGAACAAGAAATTAACTCTCCTAAAGTCAAATCCAATACAGGTGAAGAAGCAGATACTGAAGCAGAAGAAGATGATGAAAAAGGCTCTAAAACAAAAGAAGATGGTGCTGATGATGAAAAAGGCTCTAAAACAAAAGAAGATGATGCTGATGTAAGAGAGCCTGAAGCAGAAGAAAATGGTGCTGATGATGAAAAAGGCTCTAAAACAAAAGAAGAAAGAAAGGCTCGTATTGAAAAAGGCGTAAAGCGTGATGTTGAAAAAGGCGCTGAGTCTAGTAAAAACTATAACTATAAAAAAACTATTGATAAACTTAAAGAAACCCAAGAAGAAGCATTATCTAAATTAGGAGATTTAGAGAAAAATGCTGAAAACAAGAAAGATGTAAATAAACAAAAATCAGTAGTTCAAAGTAAGGTAGATAAGCTTATTAAAAGAGTTCAAAAAGCAGAAGAAGGTCTTATTACTAACCCAGAGCTTAAAGCAAAACAAGCACTTACTGAACTTGAAACTGTAACTAAAAATGCTGTATTAAAAGCACAAAGAGCACAACTATCAGGTAAAGTTGGCAGAACAGCAAAAAAGATTGAAGGAATAGCTGGAAGAGCTAAGAGAGGAGTTAAAGGAGCTTCTGAAAAAATAAAGGGTAGTGCTACTTATAAACAAACTAAAGAAGTTGGAAGAGTTGCTGGTAAAAAAATTAAGGATGTTCAACAACAAGTTCAAAGTAACGCTCGTGCTAATTTTATAGCTAAACAACTTAATTATGGAGATGCTCGTAAATGGATTACAGCAACTGATAATAAAACTAAAGAAGAGATTTATCAAAAAGCTTTAAAGAAAAGTAGAGACACAAGACAGAAAAAGTCTGCTGTAGCTGGTTCTAGATCTAAAGGTAATACAGTTAAGATGGCTGGACAACAACAGAAGAAAAGCTCAATTCCAAACCAAAAGAAAACACAAAGAGCTCAACAAAGAGCCATTGATGCTATGAATCAAAGAAAGCGAGATGAGATTATGCCTAAAATCGACTCACCAACAGCTTCAGGATCTCCTATAAAGAAAACTAGCTAACCCTCATCGGGTAGCCAGCTCATATCTTCATCTATTTCCATCATACCAATAATGGTATCTAAATCTAAATAACTAGAACCATTAGTTAAAATACCCGCCATTGTATATTTTGTATATACCTCATCTATTAATTTTTGGTCTTCATATCGTATAGCCCTTTTATATTTTAACCATATACCTCTCATGGTATAAAAATAACTACTTACAAATACCTCACTCCCTCCATCTAAAAATATTATTCCTTTACTACCTTCATCTATTTCTCTATCGTTTGCTTGTTTTATTATTTCTTTTATAACTTGTTGAATTTCACTGTTGTTTTCACTCATATGCCAACCTACTAAAGCCATCTTCCTTGTAAACTCTTATTTTATTATTAAAGCTTTCTTTATATTCTCCTCTATGAGATATAACCATAATTGAATTTGATTTTGACTTTTCCTGGATAATATTAAGTATAGCATTTATACCATTCTCATCCAAGTTCCTATCAAGTATTTCATCAAATACAAGAAATCTCATATCAGAAGAAAAGAAATTTTTAACTAACATATAAAGAGAAAATGCTATTGCTACATCAAGTAGTGTTTTCTCTCCAGAAGAAAAAGATTGAAAACTAATCTCTTCTTTATCCTCTATTATAGATTCTTTTAAGTTCTTATCAAAATTAACATTGATAGGTCTATCAAAAAACAATGGAATATACTTGTTAATATTTGCATTAAATAAATCAATCATTTTAGATATAACATATTTCTTTATACCATAATCTTTATTAGAAAACATCTTTAAGAGGTAATCATAATAATAAATTTCATTGCCTTTGTCTTCTAAGGTTTTATTTTCTTTTTCTCCTCTCTTCTCTAATGTCTTTATCTTCTTTGCAAGTTTTTCTATATACTCTTTATCATATGTATTCTTTGCCTTTTCACTTATTGTTGAAAGCTCTTTATTTACCTCTTCTTTTCTATTTTTATTATTTTCAACAATAGAAGATATATTATCTAGAAAATCTTCAGAGTATTTACTTGGTATATTCTCTTCAAGAAACTCTGCCTTCTTTTCTTTTATTCTTTTATCAAGATCTTCTATTGCCTCGTTAAGAAAAATAACTTCTTTACTCAAACCAGCTTCTTTTACTCTAAGTTCGGATAATGAGGATTTATGTTCTTCAAGTTCTTCTTTTGTATAATCTGATTTTACATTATACATATTAGTTTTTAAATCTTCTATCCTAGTATCAAGATCATTATTCTTATTATTTATTCTCTCTTTTTCTTTTTCAAGTTCTTCTTTCTTTTTAAACTTATCTGTAATTTTAGATTCTAAATCATCATGTATTTTAGTCTTAGCTTCATCATTAAGTGATTGTCCACAAGTATAACAAACCTTATCAGAAGTAGTTTCCATTGCACTTCTAAAAGACTCTATTTCTTTATTAATACTTGTTATTTGACTTATTACAGATTGAATATCCTCTCTTTGTTGATATAAAGAATCTATCTTATCTTGAGCTTTTTCATCTTCGTTTGATTTCTTTATTTTCTCTATTTCTGCATCAAAATCTACTTTCTCTATTCCCTTTATTTTCTCTTTTGCTCTATTATATTCAGTATTCTTATTAGAGAATAAATCATCCTTTTCTTTCTTTTGTTGTTCAAGAGTATTGATTGATTCTTTAATAGAATTATTATATTCCTTCACTTTATTATGTTCAGTAATAAGCTCTTTTTCTTTTTCAATATCAATATCTTTATATTCTTTAATTTCTTTTTTTAATTTTATTTGCTCTTCTTCAAGCTTAGCTTTTTTCTCTTTTAGTCCCTCAAGAATATTTTTTGCGTTTTGCTTATATTCATTAATGTTTTCTTGAATGGTATTAACACCGTATTCAATTTTTCCGATCTCTTCTTTTACATGTTGATATTCTTCTTCTATAGGTTTCTTTAATTTTTTAGTAGCATCAGCCCATTTTCTAAATTGCTTTAAGTCTAAAACACTTTCAATAATATCAAGCCTTCTACCTTCAGAGACTCTAAGGAATGATGTATAAATTTCACTTGAAAACATAACTGAATTAATCATTGCTTTATGGTTAATTCCAACAATTTCATCAATAAGAGCTTGGGCATCTTTCTTCTTATTTGGTGAAATATTCTTGTGGTTTTTAAAAATAAGAAGATTATCTTTATTCACATCATGATTGCGATAACGAATAACAGAATAAATATCTTCTTTTATAAAAAAATCAAACTCTACCTTACAATTCTTTTTTATTTTTCTATTGATAACTTCATCTTGATTTACAAGAGATTGTCCATACAAACACCAAATAATAGCATCTACAAAAGTAGTCTTTCCTGCGCCTATGTTTCCATAGATGAGTTTTACACTATTTCCACTCAAATCAAGAGTTGTTTGTTCATCACCATATGATTTATAGTTTTTTATTGATACACTAGCTGGATTCATAATTTTCTAGGCACAGGAAATCACGAAGCTTACTTCGTGGAGAAATATGCCCTTCTCCTTTCTATTAGAATTGTAATTTTTATCATGCTTTCTCTAATACTTTATCAAATACTGAAAGTAATTTTTCAGTATTTATATCCTCTATAGAAGAAATAAATTCTTTTGTTATTTCCTCTAAATCATCACTATGAGTTACATTCTCAATTTGAAAATCTTCCTCTTCTTTTAAGAATATGGGAATAATATCAATAGCACCATATTCATATAACACATATTTTAGCTTTGCAAAATCTTGTATTTTCTCATCTATATATACTACTACAAAATTTCCCTTTATATCAAGTGATTTCAAATATTTTATATCTTTAGAATATATTTCTACAAACTTTGGTGCTTCATCATATTCAACAAACTCCCATTTCTCAGCTTTTGTGTCTAAGGTAATAAAACCTTTTTGCTGATTTATTTCACCACGAGATAATTGATTAGGAGAGCCTATATAGATTACATTTTTAATATGCTGATGCCGATGAAAATGTCCAGTAAAAACATGGTCAAATTCTTCAAACTTTTCAAATGGAAATGCGTGTTTTTCTGTAACATGAAAAGCATTGTCAAAACTAAAGTTTGCTATTGAAACATGAGTAAACAAATAACTACCATTTTTTGGTATTTTACTTTCGTCTTTAGTGTATGGTAAAAAATCAAACACCTCATCATTAAATTCTAACTGGGTATATTCTTTTATCACCTCACCAATAGGAGAAAAAGTATCCACTATAGTATCATAGTCAATATTATATACATCATGATTGCCTACTAAAAAGATAAACTTTATTCCATTATTCTTCATATGTAATAGTTTCATAAACAATGGTACAAAAGCATCATTTCTAATGTTTGAGCTTTTATGAAAAATATCTCCTAATACAAAAATATAATCCATATCATTTTCATGATAGTATTGTTCTAAATAATCCAAATAATCAACTATTAATTGAGACTGTAATCCTTTCTTTGTATGCCAATCAGATGTAAGTAATATTTTCAAAATATAGACTCTCCTTTTCTTTTAACATATTTTCTGGCAAGAAGTCCCCTTCCTCAAAGCCGATAGGCTTAGGTGGGGGTTATTGACATAAATAGTATTTTTATAATAACACCAGATAATAATCCAAAAAATGGATTGAATCTAGCACTTACTAATACTGTAGCTCCTATTATCATTCCCCAAGGGGTGAAACCAAATGGGCCACCGGCAACTTCGGGTATTGTAACTATTGCATTAAAAATATTTGTAGAGAATGTTACAAATACACCAAGCACAAAAAGGAAACCAGCAATAGTTGATTTATGAACAAATTTTCCTATTTTAGGTAGGAATTTTAAAAGTAATATTACTGCCATTATACCCATCATAATAACAGATGCTAAAACAGGATGGGGTGCAGTTGCAGTTCCAGATATAATAGCTTCTACTGGACCACCTCCAAATAATGAAGAACCAATATCAGCAAGACTGGAATAAATTGCTAAATGGTCAATATTAGTATTAACACCTGCAATGCTACCAGTTATTTTTCCAAAAGAAATATTAGCACCAATGTTAAGACAAGCTATAGATAAAGCACCAATTAGAACTCTTTTATTTTCCCAAAATCTCCAAATAATATTACCAAATTGAAATTTTTCATTTGCGAGAAGAATGTTTTCTTCTTCTATTTTATAAGAAAATTTTTCTTTTAGCAAATTTTTAATATAACTAATTTTAAGTATGTTAAAAATAGCAATAGATACAAAAATAGAAATTATTATTGTATTTGCTAAATCTTTAGTAATAAACCATACTATTAAAGCAGTTATCATTGAAGAGGAACCTACTATCTTTTCTGATTGCCATAAATTTATAGCTACATAAGCAAGCATGATTCCAACTCCAGCCATCATACTAAAAACAATAATAGGACCAATCCAATCTATAATAGCTTCATTTAAACCTAATATAGATGGTATCAAAAGAAATATAGCACCCCAAAAAATAAGACTAAGCCTTTCTTTTATGTTGCTACCCATTGTTCCTGCAAGTGTAATAGTTTCAGCTTGAAAGGATATTGTTGCCACAGAATTAAATGCCAACGCCCCTCCCATACCTATCACAAAAGCAATTGCAGTCGGTAAAGCAGCAAAACCATAAGTTAAAGCTAATAAACCTTGAGGAATACCATTTAATACTACTGCAAGTGCAGCTAGTATATCGGTAAGTAAACCTTCCATACATTACTCCTTAAAAAATTTTATTTATACCATAAAGGTAATTTTTCTATATAAAATAAATCATCAAATTGTTTATCCCCTTCTAATAATATAGCTCCTTTCCATACTATAATGCTTCCAACTTCATTTAGTAAATCTTCTACAGTTTCTAAAGAACCTCCTGTAGAAACTACATCGTCTATTATAGCTATTCTTTTTCCTTTTATCCTTTCAGTATCTTTTCCATCTATAATAAGATGTTGATTCTCTATTGTAGTAATAGATTTGACTTCTTTACTTATAGGGTTATTCATATATCCTTTTATGGATTTTCTTAATACTATATAATCAACTTTTTTTCTTGCAGCTATTGCATGAGCTAAGGGAATTGATTTAGCTTCTGGGCATACTATATAATCAACATCTGGTATTTCTTTAGCCATAAGAGAAGCTGTTTTTTCTATTAACTCGGTATCACCTAATATAACAAAACTTGCAATAGTTAAGTTATCATTAATTTTTATTTTAGGCAAGTCTCTTTCAAGACCTGCTACTCTTAATTTATATATATTCATTTATTTTTAATCCTTTGGCATTATATTAATGGTCAGCTCTTGCAGATGGTATTCCATCAATCTCATAGTATAAGAAAGTATAGCATTTTATTATTTCTTCTTTTTTTTCACTACCCATTGAAAGTTGTCTATTCCTATTGAGTAATTTTTCTCAAAATCTTCTCTTGAAAAAATAAACCTTACACCATTACTTAATATTATTTCTATTTTTTTGTCAAGATTCTTAAAATTAACATCAAATATACCTTTTTTACTTGCTTGCTTATATACTTGTTCATAATGAAACATTATTTACTCTTTTATTTATAAACTGTGCGTAAAACCCGTACCCTTTAAGGATAGAGGTGTTCACCTAACTCTCCTCAAAATAAATAAGACCAATTGGAACTATATCAAACAAATTATATTCTTTTATTAAATTCATATATACTTTATCTGACTTTCTCATGATCTGATTTTTTTGTAAAGGTCTTAAGTTCTTTAAGTTCCAACATTTTTTAAATTCACCATATGTAGAAAAGCTGTATGCTCTTACTGGTATAATTTTATCAAGCCACCAATATGAACCATAATTATTCCAATTCATATTTTCATCAAATTGTTTTTCTAAATGATGCTGCAATTCACTTAATGTAAAACCAACGAGTTTTTCCCATCTTCTACCATGCTTATTTTTTTTAAGAGATATATAAATTGAATGCTTAAGATTTCTATCAAACCTTTTCCTCTCTTTAGTTAAATGAATTCTTTTTGAATTGCTTCTACACTTCTTACATATATTTTTATATCCATCTTTATTTTTTGAGTCTTTATGGAAATACTTTAGATCCAATACCCCCTTGCATTTTCTACATTGTTTGTTCATAAGCGCTTAACAGGAAACCACTATGCGTTTAGGTGGGGGTTATTAACAACATCATCATAGAATTGATTAAAATATATTGACAACTCTGTTAATTCTTCTTGACTTGCTCTATAAAAAATAGCCTCCATCTCTCTCATCACTCCATTAAAATCTTCTTTTAAATCCTTAAAGGTAACTACTGTAGCTTCGTTTACAGTATAATAAATTTCACAAAGTTGTCTATCTTTTTCTTTAAATTCATTTGTTGCCCAAAACATATACCACGAACTGTTTAGCCATCTTGAATATGACACTTGCTTACTCCTCAAAATATTTTATTTACCGACAAATTTCCGTATGTCTTATATATGAGTTATTAAACTTATTAATAATAATATAAAGTTAATATAAATTGTAAATAAGGAGAAAACAATATGGCTTTATTTCTAACTTCAAGTCAAAGTTCTACTCTTGAACCTTTGAGAAGTAATCGTTGGATTATGCAGTTTACAACTGTTCCTGGTGCGGCAAACAATGATGCAAATGAAAGACTTGCTTTTATGGCACATTCAGCCTCACGTCCTACCCTTACATTTGAAGAAACAGAACACCAAAGGCTTAATGAGAAATTTTACACTGCTGGTAAACCAGAGTGGAGTAATCTGTCTGTTGAGTTCTATGATTTCATTCAAGGTGAAAAATCTGTTTCTCATATTCTTTGGGAATGGGCTAATCAGATTTATAATCCTGTAACTGGACAAATGTATTTTAAGTCACAGTATCAAACTTCAGCTACTTTAGCTATGTTAGATCCTGCTGGTGGTATTGTACAGGTCTGGAATTTATTTTACCTTTTTCCCACTGAAATTAACTGGAATGAGGTATCATCGGACAGTTCGGATATAATGAATGTATCTGCTACTTTTAGGTATGATTACGCTATTAAAGGTGTAGATGTAGATACTTCACCGTAAGTCAACTACTTTTGAGTTTTCAGCTCAGGGGTTTTCTTGCCAGAAACTTAATAAAAAGCAGCCAATATTGGCTGCTTTTTTTATCGAATTGGGCGTAAAACCACCACCCCTTTAGAGTAGGGGTAATTCACCCTCATTATTAACTCCTATGAGGTTGTCTTTACAAAAAAAAAGGCCCCAAGTTTGCAAATCTTGGAGCCTGCTGAAGATATATGTGAATCACCGGACCAGTGCTACACCATTAACTTTACACCAACCTATAATAAACTATAGGTTACATAAGTTCTTTTGGTTTCCTAGCAGTATTTCCAGTCCTGGTGCAATAAGCAAGATGCCTCATCTTACCATTCTCAAACCTAGTTTTCATTTTAATGTCGCCTCCCCATCTTGAGATAAGAGTTTGTGCTCCTCGTCTATGAGCATTTTTACTAATCTTGGGCATAAAAGCCTCCTTTTACTTTAGCTTGAAAGGAACAAAAAAGTTATTAAACCATTTTAAATCTTTAAAAACATAATAATCCTTATCAATATTTAAATGTTTTTCAATAGATGTGAGTAAGATTTCATAATCTAAATTCTTTAGGTTTGAAGATAAACGAATTTTATAAGAGTAACCTTTATCTTCTACTGTTGCCTTACTGAATCCATAATATTTGAGTCTTCTAAGAAACTCTTCTGCTGAAGTAATTTTAGTCTTTAACATTGTTCCTTCCAAAAATAAAACTGCCCCTTTTTACAGGGGCAGAGGGTTTAGAATAGATACACTATTCTATGTCTACAGATCGTGCCTTCTCAGGTTCTTTTGAAGGTATTTCAACTGATAACAAGCCGTCTTTAAAAAATGCTTTTACATTATCAACATCATACTTATCGTGAGGAACGTAATATTTGTTTCTTGCTGAGGATCTTTTGATCCCTCTATTAAGATAACGCATATCCTTTTCCTCATCTTTCTTTATTGGGGTGATAGTTAATACCATCCAATCTCCTTGAAATGAAATCTCAATCTCATTCCTTACATAACCGGCCAGAGCAAACTCAAAATAGATATTTTTATCTCTATCTATTTTCCAGTCGGTGGGTGGAAAATTTGGAACACTTAAATTCCAACTCTCTTTCTTTCTTTGTCCATGGCCGTGGCCGTGGCCTTGTTCCATGAATGCCTCAAAACCATTCATGGCATCATTGAAGACACTTTCTAGGTCTTCCATGTCTAATACTGTTCTTGGTCCCATATGGCAACCTCCTAAAATATATTTTTGCTTCCTCTTATGAGGCAAGCAATGCTCCTTCACAAGGAGTTACTTTTATTATACACAACTTACATTTTTTTGTCAAGTCTATGTTTATATTTACGAGTTTATAAAACCAGTATAGTTTTTTACAACTCCTAATAAAACTTCTTCTTAATAAACTTCTTCCATTTCTTTCTATCAAATTCTTTTTCTTTTATATTATCTTTTACCTTTGTAGAAAATTTATATTTTTCTGTTCTATTTTGTAGTTTATTTAAGCTATCTTTTTTTGTCAATTCTGAAACAGCATAAAGTAAAGCTATTACCCATTTACTCTCAAGTTGTGCTTCAATCTGATTCCATCTAAAGTCATAAGACCATTCAAACATGTTAGTAAGTCTTTGTCTTATTTTTCTTTGAATGCTTTTAGGGAAAATATCTCCAAGTAATCTACCTTCTCTTCTTTTACTATCCATAAACCATTGCCTTATTTTTCTTATTACAAATCCACTCCAAGGCTCCCCTAAAGCATCTTCCATAATCATTCTTGGTGGAGCTTGCTTTAATTTAAAGTTCATTTTAAAACTACCGAATTTTTTCTTTCCTCTCATTCTATTAGTAGCCTCATCTAACCACTTATCTGTTTTTAAATGAAAGGTAGCTTTAGTATGATCAAAATCATTTAGTTCCATATATCTTTGGTCATAAGAGGTAATATTATCAAATATAGCTTTTTTTAAAGAAGTATTATCTATATCTCTTAGATTAAGATTATCTGAAGGGTTCTCCATTCTCTGTTTAGAGTTAATATTAACTAAGTATTCTACCTTATAAGTGGAGCCGATATCCTTACTTCTTAAAAATTGTAATGACACCTCATTTTTAGAGATTTTTAACTTATTAGTATTATTTGCAATAGTTCTTATTTCGTTAATAGAGGTTTCTCTAAACGGTGACGTATTTACAAGCATCAGACCAACCTTTTTCTTTTAATGTAATCAGAAAAACTCTCTCCTGCTTTTAACTTTTCACTTTTAGTTTCTGGAATTTTTAAGTTAATAAGTGAGTTTTGTTCAAATCTTCTTTCCATGTCTTTTTCTGCTTTTGTCTTTGCGACAGTGTAATTCTCTGTCCTTTTTCCTATAGCATTCTTCTTCATACTTTTAGGAGTATCAAGACCGCCTTTCTGGTAGTTTCTACTAAGATTATTATTCCAAAAAGCTTTCCTGCTTTTTACATAATCCTCATCGCCTTCTCCAGTAATACTCTCTATTATTTTCTTAAGCCTCATCTTTCTCTCCTTCAAAAGATTTTTGAACTTCTTCCTTTGATTTAAATAAATTCTTAGCATCTTCTAATTCTGATAATTTTAATGTTTGTAAAAGTTTATATTGATTTAACTTTTTATAATCTTCACTACTTAACTTTTCTTTTAAGCTTGCTTTAAAATTATCTATTGCTTTTTCAATATTTCTTCTTGCTTCTTTTACATCTTCAGATTCTTTTCTTCTCTCTGACTTTCCTTCAAAATCTTTTTCTTTTACCCTAAGATAATAATTACTCATATCTCCGGAAAGCTCAGGGGCATTTTTAGCTCTTCCCCATATCTTACTCTCATTATCAGTAAAACGAATATCTTTCTTCATTTTATCAATATTGTTATTATGTTTTTTAATACCTTTTTTCTTCTCTTCTATCATTTCATTAAGCATCTGATTATACATATTTTTAAATGCATTACCTTCTGCCTGAGTTAACTTTCTTCTTATATTCTCTTGGAAAATGTAAGTATTTATAGCATTATCAAGAGAAGCATCATACTCATCTGGATCGTATTTTCCAGTGAGTTTATTAATATACCCTTTAAAACTATCTATTGCTTGTTTTGTGTTATCTGATTTTAGATCTCCCATAGTTCTCTTAAAAGCAGAATCTATTTGATTTTTATATTCTCTTACTTTTTCAATTGAAACACCTTCTGGATATTTAGCTTTACTTATATATCTTTTCACAAAGGTATCCATCTTTTTATTTATTTTTGCTTTTTCATCTGATGTGAGTTCTTTCTGTGAAGAGAGCATTCTTTTTATTTCAAAAAGACTTTTAAGTTGGTTTTCAAGATTATCTACAGTTCTAAGCTCACTTTGTAAATCCTCCCCATAACTTTTTCTATCTTCTATTTTATTTTTACCAGATTCCTTAGCTCTTTCCCATTCCTTTTTAGATATACCCACTACTTCTTTTCCGGTAGTAGTTTGAGCTTCTCTCATTTTTCTCTTTATTAAGTTATAAGGGGCAAGCACTTCTCTTCTAAAATCTGTTATCTCTTTTATGAGTTTTTTTCCATATTTATTATATAAGTCAGCCAAAAAGCTTTTCTGTTCCCTGGTGAGCTTATATACATCCTCTCCGGTCGTTTTTCCGGCTGTTGCTCTTGTTTTTTCTTTAAATTTTTCTCCTGAAGCTTTTACTTCAGAAGACTTTTTACTTTTTTTCTCTTTTGCGGGAGCTTTAAATTTATCTAAAGCTTTCTTCTTAAAAGCTGTCAATGCTATTAAAGAAGGAATTTGTATAGCTTCATCTAAATGAACCGTTTCGCTTTCTGCTGAGAATACATTTATTAATAAATCGTCAAAGTTATTAGGCATTAATATCCACCTTTATTTTTATATTAACTTTACTTTTTCGGTAGGAGGACTTCAAAACCTTCTTTTTTATAAATTTTAGCTCTTTCCTTTGAATGTCTTAAGGTAAACTTATTTCCTCTATCAATAAAGTCATATACATCAACATTAAACTTTCCAGCCTCTTTATCTGTTCTTAACCCTCTTCCTAACCTCTGAACAGTCTCTATTTTACTTTTCCCGCCAGAGGCAATTACAAGTAGGCGAATAGCATCAATAGAAATACCTTCATTGAAAATAGATGTTGCTATAATTACTTTTAAGTCTCCATTTTCAAAACTATCTATTGCCTCTTGTCTCTCATTTGAGCTGTTCTTACCACTTAAAAATAAAGAATCTGATAGTATCTCTTCTAATAATTCTCCATGAATAATATGCTTTACTAATATTAAAGTTGAAGTATTATATTCATCTACTAATCCTTTAATTATATTATTTCTATCTTCATTCTCTGCTATACACATTTTATAAGCAGTTGTCCAATCAGGAGTTGGTCTTCCATCTGATTCTGTAAAACGGATAGTTGGTTTTGCTAAAACCTTCTTTTCCATTAATAGTTTTGAATCTATTTCATATATAGTATTTCCTAGATATTGTCTTATCTTAGCCCACTTAAAGTGATCTCCTGAATTAGGAGTAGCTGAAAATCCATATCTTAAAGGGAAGTTTGTATTATATAAAAAATCTTGAAATGTGTCGGCAGAGCTTTTATGACATTCATCAATTATTAAACATTTAAATTTTGTAAGGGATGGAAGCTTTCTTATTGATTGGATTGTAGAGACAACAACATCTCCATCTTCAACCTTTTTTCCATGAGCAATACCTACATTCTTTATTCCGGCTTCTATAATTCTCTTTCTTGTTTGTTCCACAAGAGAAACTTTATCCATTACAACAATAGTTTTTAGTTTTGAGGTTTTAATAAATGCAATAAAAATTTCGGTTTTACCTGAACTAGTTGGAGCTTTTATTATACCAGTGTTAGTTTTTAACATAGCAGCTAAAGCATCTTCCTGATGCTCTGTTTCTGTGAAATGTTCTGGAAAATATTGACGGGTGTTTGTTATTTTAGATTGAAAAGAAAAACGGGTTCTCTTATCTTCTATATTCTCTATATTACAGTTTTCTTTTGCAAACAATAAAAACTCTTTAAGAAAACCAGAAAATAAAAACCCATATTCTTTCGTAAACTTTATAAAAGGGACTTTTTTTATTTTGCGAGAATCAAATTTTCCACCTGCGAAAACATTTGATTTATCATCATAAGTAAAGCGTCTCTTTAGAGACGCTTGTTCTTTTTTTGTAGCTTCTTTTACAACTATAAACTTATCATTAATATAAATTTTCATGTATTTAATATATGATATTTATATTTTTTTGTCAATTATTCATATGTTGCCATAATACTTGACTCTTTTGTTAATGCATACATATATTCATCATCATCTTGAAGGCCTTTCATATCATATTCATTAAAGATAACTTTATCTCCAACTTTTACACCTTTTACATCTGGACCAAGTTCATGTATTACAAAGTCATATTTTCCAGGTGAAACTCCTTTAGTGCTGCTATCTTCTTCCTGATAAGGAAGAACTATTCCACTTTTTGTTTTCTTCTCGCCTTCATCTCCTTTCTTACTAAAATAAATAAGAACATACTCACCTTTTGGATGAAATTTTTTCATATCAGCTTCTCTCCTTTATTATATTTATGATTTAACTTTCTAAGTCTCTAATCATTTCTTTTTTCATATCAGCTTCATCTTCAATATTATAATCCTCATCATCATCAACATCATTTACTTCTTCAATATCATTAGCTTGAAATTTCTCTCTCATCTTTTTCATTTCTATTTCTTTCTTTTCTAAAAGATCCTGTAATTTTAGAATATATTCATTTTCTTTTTTTGCTATCATTGGAATGAAGTTTTTTTTCATAAACTTATTCTCTCCAAATAACCCAGGTAATGAATACCAAGCTCCGCCTGCTTTCTCAATAACACCAAAATCTTTACAAAGATTAAATAGTCCAGAAAGTCTAACAGGCCCATGTCCCATATCAAGTAGAAATGGTATTGTTCTCATTTCAGTCCCAAAACGAGATTTTACCATCTTTGCTTTAATAGGTTTCATTGTTCTACCAATGGCAGTTCTAATACTAGCTTTTTCATCTTCAAGTTCTTTTGATGACATATCATCATTTTCGGCACTATTTCTTAAGTCCACTGTAATAGATGGATTATACATTGCTGCCTCTCCGCCATTTGCCACATACCTTCCAGATCCATCTAATACTTGATAAACTTTATTTGTAAATACAAAAGAAATATTGCTTCTCTCAAATTCTACACTAAAATTTCTAAAAAAGTTATTTATATCTTGAACTCTACGACCTACATCAAGTGTTCCAGATAAACCTCTTACTGATTGAACATTAGCTAAACTATCTAATACAATAAGAACTTTAGAATTTATTTTATTAAATACAAAAGTATTTATAAGTCTCTGTATTTTAGAAGTTAACCCTTCCACATAAATATACTTATCTGTTTCAAGTTTAGTTGAAGGTAAATCAGAATCTTTTATTTCTTCAACCTTTCCAGTTTTCTTTATTATTCTATAACTAGTAAAAGTCTTTGAACCAAATCTTCTAACCTTACTGGGATTTACTCCAGCAAAATCAATAAGCTCTTTAGAGTTACCACCACCCTCAGTATCTATTAAAATAATCATATCAAGTTTGGGATCTCTCATGGCTGTAGCTGCAAGTAATGATTTACCTACTCCGCTTGTTCCTTGAAATGCTACAACTCTTCCAAGAGGAATTCCACCTAATAGGTTTTTACTCATTGTATAGTTTAATGAATATATACCCGTATCAAACCAATCTTTTATTTTTGTATCTTCTTTTGATAGATCTTTCATGTCTCCAAACTCTTTGGAAATAATCTTATCAAGTTCAGAAAAATTTTTATTTTGTATTTCTGCCATCTTCTTCTCCTAAGTTGCGTGAACTACCACCACCTCTATAGGTGGATAACTTCTTGGTCAATACTACTACTGTAGCAAGTTCGAACCGACCTCTCTAACAATATATCTTTTATTACATTGCTAGTCTTTTTAAATGAAAAACCCTCTATTATAGAGGGTTTTTTACTTAGTCCGTAAACTCACTTAAGATATCATCAATATCTTCATCAGTGGCCTCAGCCTCTTTATCCTGATAATCCTCAGTCATTGGACTATCTTCAGCAGGCTCTTCTTTTTTAGTAGCTGGTTTACTTGCAACTTTATTTTTTGGTGTATCACTCTCAAGCCCAAGATACTCATTAAGAGCTTCTGTCATTTCTTCTTTCCCTCTAAATTCAAGTAAAGAGTTATATTTCATTTGAGAAGCTTTTTCAAAGGCTACAAGCAATTTTTCTTTATCATCAAAGACAGGTTTGTTGTTTGCGGCTGGAGTAGAAGTAGAATACTCGGAATTTCTACCTGTTCCAGTTTTTACAAGATTAAAGTCTCGTCCGATTTTTGGATCAATAATATTACCGAAATCACTTTCAACAATAATATGATATAGCTTCTTCCAAACAGTAGGACCATACTCATAAAACTCAGGTTGTTCTGGCTGATCTTTATCTCTTACTATAACACGAGAGAGATAACGTTGTTTTGCCTTAATTTGTCCAGCAAGCTTCCATTCATCACTATCTCTTTCGGAAGTGCTATAAAGTTTTTTAGTATAAGAGCAAATTGGGCAACGCTCGGCTTCATGATAATTTCCATTTACGTCTTCAAAAGATTGATTGAGGCATTCAAACGGAATCCCACCAATGAAGTGAATCTTGTGAGAAAAGTAAAACTTTGTTTCTTCAAGTTTTTTCATGGGAGGGAGAAAGCGAATAGAGAAAGTCCCTTCTTCTTTTGATTTTGGACCCCAGAACTTTTTGTTTCCGCCCTGCTTGTCCTTGTTCATCTCGTTAATCATAGCTTGTTTTTCTTGTTCGTTCATCACGAATCTCCTTTTTGTCCTTCGCCATTTAAACCAATACGGGTCATAACAGGCATAAGGTTCTTTAAAATAATTTTGTTAATGCTCCCCATTACATGAGGATATGTTTACATTATATATGTATTATTCTTTCTTGTCAAGAAATATTTTCATCAGATCTAATCTTTTTTTTATTTCTTGATCTGCTTTAATTAAATCCTCTTCTACAAGAACTTCACTTGCCATATTTTCCCAAGTTTCTTTTGTTTTGTCAAGCTCTTCAAAAGTATATTCCTTACCTTTTAACTTTACTAATTCTTCATCAACTAAATGTTTTGAATTCTTATGAAAGACTATATTTATAATAGTTCCTACATAATTACCCCAAATAAAATCATAATAGTCCCTCTCAGAAAAACCATCTTCAGAAAAGGTTTGTTTTATTTCTTGTAAAGTAGTATCCACGTCAAACCTATATGTCTCATTATCATTAAACAATAATGTTCCTTTTTTTATGATCATTTATTTCTCCTTTAATTTATATCAGTAAAGTTAATATAAAAATAGTTTCTTGTCAAGGAGAAAAAAGATGATAAAAGCTTATATAGCGATTGAACTTAGTAATGGGAATACAATTAAATATGTTCGTGATGTAGTAACAGATAGTGCTGGAGTTGATAATTATTATTATAAATATAAAGGGCCTGGTTATCAAGAACTTGGTTTAGATCAAGTATCAAGTTATGATAATAGTGGATTAAAAGAAAATACTGCTTATTACTTTATTGTTAGTATTAATGGAGCTGCTCAAGCAGAATACTCTATTACCACCGGAACAAGAACCACATTTGGTGATATTGTTAATCTAATGAATAATCAAATATCAGCTGATGGTGCTAAGTTTGAAATTAGAAGAACTGGAGATATTAGATGTTATTCACTCTCTAGTGCAGCAAGCACATCAATAGAGCTTTCTGTTGGAGCAACTGGAACGGATTTATTTACATCTCTTAAAGGATTTTCTTCTTTTGATACTGCTACCCCTGGTGAACAATATGCTGATTTAACTACAGAGGGAAAAATCAAAAGTGATTATGATAGCTTAGTAACTTCATTAACAGGATCTACTGCTCCATATGAACTATTATCATTTCCTGAAAGTGCTGGGCCCACTACAGAGTTAATAAGAAAAAGCCATACTAATAGTAATGGAGAATTAGGAGAGATTCACTTGTCTATACCAGTTGGACAAATAGTTTTAATTGAAGTGATTGAAGGTGAAGAAGTAGAGTGAACTATCCCTTTAGAATAGTGTTTTACGCACAGCCTATAAAAGAAAAGCACCTCATATGAGGTGCTTTTTTACTGTGGTCTAGGTGCTGTATTGCCTACCATTTTTGGCGTTGCTTTTCCACTGTCATTATTAGCAGCTGCTTCTTCAAAAGCTCTATCTTTTTCTCTTTTATTAAATAATTGAACATAATAATAAAAGATCTTTAGCGGAACGCTAAAAAGATATTCAGGCCCCATATTCGTATGGGTTGAAAGTACGAACACATTTTTGTGCAGATTATATACGTTACTTTCATCAAAAGCGAAAAAACTCAATACCAATCGGGATCGTTCCAGAATAATCAGTGCTACAATACGGACACTCTATATCTTTAAGCGTATCTACTCCAGTTGAAAAATCAGTAGCTTCTCTAAGCTCTGCTGTATCCATACCTGGAAGAGCCTCAAAGAACTCTTCCCAATCTTTCTTATCTATCTCATCACTTTTATCATCAAGAACTTTTACAGTAGTTACCATAAAATTATCAATACTTCTTTTATCCTCATCATTAGTAGATTTCTTTCTATTAGAATATCTATAATTAATCTCTTCACTATGATAAAGTCTTGGTAAAATTAAATGAACTGTATATTTAGATTTAGGTAGTTTTACTTTAATCGGTTCCTTTACATCTTCAGGTAATTCTTCAAAATTTAATTCAGAGATTTTTACTTCATGATCAAATTTCTTTTCACACATGGAATTCTGACACTTGAGTTCAAATTCATAACTATCACCATACGAAATCTGACGTAAATAAAATAGTAAAAAATTACTATCAAATAATAACACATCTTGAGCATCAATATCAGATGCGATACATCTCTCTAATACTCTTCTTGTAGCTGTTCCGTCTTTAATAAAACGAGTGGTTGATAATATCTCCTCTTCTCTTGCTGTCATAGGAAGAAGTTTTATTCTACCGTTTAAAATATCCTCATCTTCTGTTACACGAGAATACAACCTTCCTCCACTTGGAAGAGGGACTACTTCTTCTTCGGCAAAATTGAACTTACTTGCTCTCTTACCCTTATTGACACTTTTTTTCTTTTCCGCTACCTTTTTAACTTCAGGATCTTTTTTAGAAACCGCATCATAGTTTCCAACATTGGATATATCAATCTCTTCTACTGAAGGTGGTTGAGGAGTATCTTTTTTACTTTTGTTCTCTGTCATCTTAAATTTCTCCTATAAAATTTTCTATAATTATATATATGACTTTACTTGACAAAATAAAAATACTAATTTATTATGTAATAAAACTCTGAAAGATCCCCGCGAGAAGAAGACGGATTTATTAGTAACTCCAATGCCGATAATACGCATAATCCTAATACACAGGGAGGTTTAAAACCATGTGTGTATGTGATAAACAAAAACGGGAATCCCTTGATGCCTTACTCACCTGCTAAAGCTAAGCATTTATTAAAGGCGGGTAAGACAAAGTGTGTTAAAAGAACACCATTCACAATCAAACTTTTGTGAGATTGCGAGGAAAATTTACAAGCAATAGTTGCAGGAATGGAACTACTTTAAAAGATGAAGTTTCAAAACTTATGAAAAAAAGAATAGAGGAAGAATATGGTAGAAAGCAATTTTACAAAAATACCTAATCAAGTTTTAGACAACATGGAAAAAATAGGTATTAAAAATAATAGATATCTTCTTGTCCTTATTTATATTATGAGGCATAAAAAAGGATATAGATTATCTAATAAACAAATAGAGAATTCTTTATCCATGCATCATAAAACTGTAAAAAATGCCATAGCCTTCTTAAAAGATAATAACATTATTGACTATAAGGAAACATCTCAAGGTAAAATATATGGCTTTCAAAAACTTATTAAAATAATAAAAAATATTGAAAATGGCAAAAGTGCCGAGGGGGGTCGGCCGTACGGCCGTGCACCCTCGGCTATACCGCCGACAAATAATACTAACTATAATATTAATTATAAAACTAATTATAAAACTAGCTCAGTTAGTTTTGAAAAAATAAGAGGGAAGATAGTTAGTAAGATCACATCCTTCTTTAAAAATGATATTGATGAAGTAGCTAAAGAAATAATAGATGGTTTTGATCCCTCATTTTATAAGTTTCAAGATTACATTCCAACTGATAAGGAAATTTCTCAATTTCTTGAAACTAATAAAGAAGAGACACTTGACAAGTTTGACAAATATTTATATAATGGAGTTGTATCAGAGAGCTTCATTTATAATGGTAAGTTAATAAAACCAAGACTTGCATTATTAAATACTAATAAAGTTCGTTTAAATGAACTATTACATATATACTATTCTTATGATGATGAGGAAATAATGGAAGAAGAATCAATATTTGATAAATCCCCTACTTTTAGAGAATTTGTTAAACAGCAACAGTTACAAGAAAAACCTACTAAAGATAAGTATGCTAACTTGCCGAAAGCAGAAGCTGCATATTTACGCGCCCTTCATGAATATGAGCCTCCTAAAGATGATGAGCTTGCAGATGTTCATATAAAGCCAATTAACTCATCAGAGTATTATGATGGGTCTAAAGAAGTTTTAGCTACTGAAGAAGATATTGATGAGATATTAAGTGAGTATGTTTCATTTGATGAGACTGAAGAAGATGAGAGGGAAATGAGTGAGAGGGAAATGAATGAACTTCTTGATGAGATGTAGTAAAGTTAATATTAAACTTATTATAAAGGAAAAATTTATGAAACTTGGAAAAGTTTTAAATGAACTTAAGGAGAATTTGGTGGATAATCAGACGCTGAATGAGGCCGGGATAAGAATCCCTAAAGGCGCTCGTGCAGCTAAGATTATCCACCATTAACTCTTTGAGGTAGTAATATCCTAATAAGATATGAATCCTCAAAGGGAACTGTTAACGAAGATTTTGACGGAGTATTCTCCGCTATTATTACTTACAGACAACTTTTAAAACAAGGAATTAAACCTCGTAACATTCGTATTGAAGGTATTCAATATGGAGATACAAATGCTGAAGTAGATAAAAAATTATCTAAGTCTAAAAGACAAATGGTTGCTTTAGTAGATTTTGCTCGTCTTCCTGAAGGTGTAAAGAAACCAGATTTCTGGTCAGACCATCATCAAAATGATGAACCTGAATCTACTGGTGGAGGTCGCACCGGTGCGACAGATTTTAAAAGTGATGCTTCTCATTTAGCTACTTTACATACAGAGAATATGGTAGATGGAAAAACTATTGATATAGTAAATAAAATTGATAGTGCCGGTTATACTGACTTAACTGAAATATTAAAACTACCAAAAGATTTTCGTAAAGCTCGTAGATTAGAAAGACTTGGTATTCTTTGTAATGCATTACTAACTAAGTCAGGTATTTTAAAGAATTCTTCATTACTTCAAGAGTTTATAAAAAAGACAAAACCTTCTATTGTATCATTTTATAATAATATACTTACATATGTAAGATTAAATGATATACAAGATGAGGCTATTAAAGAGCTTGCAAAAGATGAACCTAATTGGGATAAAGTAACTCAATCAAGAAAGGCTATGCCTAGTCAAAGAGCAGCAGAGAAAATAAAGACACCAGGGAAAGTATCAGCAAAAACTCGTATAAGAGCAATTGAGAAAAATGAGGATATGGATGAAGGTGCTTTAGAAGATTATGATAAACTTCAAGAGCTAAAGAAAAAAGGTGATAAGAGAACAGAAGCTGAAGAGGAAGAATATAAGGAACTTGTAAATCAACCTATAGAACAAATGAGAGCTCGTAGAGCAGCTAGTGCTGAGAAGGCAAAGACCTCTGGTGAACTTGTTCCCAAAGGTGCAGTAATATTACAAAGTAACCCAAGACTTCAAAGATATCTTTGGACACAAATGAATAAAGCTGGTTTGAAATATCCCTTTGTAATAAAAAAGTATGCTACCTTTTTACAAGTAGCTGTAAACCCAGAACTTCCTAAAGTAGTAAAGGATTATGTTGATCTAGGAGAAGTTGCTACAAAGGTAATGGAAGAGATAAGAAAAAAATTTGAGAATAAATATAATTCTTGGGCTTTTAATATTATTGAAAAAGAAAGAGGTGGACATAAAGGTATCACTAATATTCCAGCTCTTGGAACCATAGGTTTAATGAAGAAAGCTGATAGAGAAGAGTTAAAATATCTTGAGGGCTTAGAGGATAGAATAAAAAAACTTAAAAATCTTGGTAGTAGAAAACTTGATGCAAAAGATAAAGAGAGATTAAAAGAGGCTCAAAAAATATTAAAGAGAAAAACTACTTCTGATGTTGATAAGGAATATTATCAAAAGCTTGAAAAAATTCTTAATCCTACTATGGAAAAATTAATGCCAGAAAAGGCAAAGAAATTAAAAGAACTTAAAGATAAGAAAAAAGCAACTGCCGAGAAGAGAAAGAAAATAATGAATGAAATCATTGAAGAGTTTCAAAAACAATTTAGAGAAAAATTTAAAGCAGATGCTAATATGCCAGTAATAGGCAAAACTGGAATTAAACTAACTGGTGGGAAGAAAGAATACGAATTAGAAAATGAAAATACTACTATAAATAGAATGAGACAAATAGCAGAAGGAAATTTAATAGAACAATAAGTATTTTTTTATTTTTATTTTCCCTGTCTAAAGTTTAATAAAATTGAAATGTTGGAAGAAAAAAAAGCAGAGGTTTAAACCTCTGCTTTATTATTTAGAAAACTTTTCTTTATCATATTATATCCATATGAACTTATACCTGTATAGACAAATACATTCTTTAAATATAATTGCCAACCAAATGGTTCTGTAATAAACAATGCTGCTACAAAACTTAGTATAAGCGGAAGCAGAATATAAAACTTTTTAAACTTATTTCCTGCATCAAGCTTATTTTTTATAAGTTCTGATATTCCCACAATAGCACCTAATATAGATGCATCTATTCCTAAATTTATAAAATCCATTTAATTCCTCCCTATAAATCTTCTACTCTTATTTTTTCTTTTTTTTGTTTATGCCTTAATTCAATAAATTGTAACAATAAGGATTTTCTTTCTCTTAACCTATCAAATTGAAAACCTTCTTTGCTTATTTTCATTTTACGATTAGCCAGTTCATTTATTACAAATAATAAACCTACTAAAAGAGCAACTAAAAATCCCATTATAAACCATTGGGGTAATGTGTAAAAACCTTCCCAAAAACTCATTAGTCCCACCTATCCCAATATTTAAGATGATCCCAAGGCCAAAAACGAAAGAAACTAGGCCATCTACCTTTATGTATAAATTCACCTACATGTTTATATCCTCCGATAAACCAAGGAAGACCTGGGACCATATCCCAACTTAATTGAACTCTTGTTAGAGTTTTCCATCTATCTTTAGGTGCTCTCCAACTCACTACTCTTGGACATCCAAAAATTACAGTAGTTGGTTCTATTTTAATATTAAACACTATATCTTCATGAGCTAGTAGAGCGATTGCAGATCCTTGAGAGAATCCAGATATTTCTACTTTTTTAATACCATCAGTTAAATTCAACACTTCATCTCTTATAGATTTCCATTTTTCAAGAAATCCTTTATGGACTTTAAACTTTACTGACATATCTTTATATGGAACTCTTTTAATTGAAAAGTTTTGTCTCCAATCAGTAGTAAGTTTTTTATTTTTATAGTAAGTTCCATCAGAGCCACAAAAGGATAGATACATGGTATCATCATCTATACGATGATACCATTCTGTATCTGTTTCTTTATTTTCATGGTTCCAATCATAGCCATCTGCTAAATTCCACCAATATTTTAAATCCATTTATTTTCCTTTAGAACAGGTGTTCCATGAGCAAATGTCTCTTCATTTGCTGCATATGTTGTAAGAATAGATCCACCAGAGGAGCCTTGGTTTACAGCAGTAACTAAAGACTTCACTTGCTGGAAAACCTGATGCGTTTATAAATACTTGATCGCCTTTTACGGCACTTTTTTCAGCCATATTATTCTTTTAATTTAACTTTACCACTCATATTATAAAAAGCCCTCCAAAAAGGAGGGCAGGTGTGGGAGGAGTGGGAGGAGTAGGATGCTTATCTTAATCCATCGCTTGACGGATTATTTTATATTCTTTATCTATAAATGGTTGGAAAGTCTCTGTTCCTTCATTCAAAGAAACCTCTGAGCCGCAAAGTCTTCCCATTTCATTTATTTTATATTTAATTAGACCGAGACCATTAGCAATAATTTCTTTATTGGAATTTTTACTAATTTTTTTATTTTCCATAAGAGCTATAACATCATTATATGCAGTCTTAAGTCCATCAAATTTCATTCGTGAATAACTTTCACTAAGATAATTAGCCTTCTCTTGTCTTTTTTCTATACTATCAATTTTGAGCATAGCATTCTTTAAAGTTTTGATAAGCTTATCATCAGTATTTTCATTTACTAAGTTTTGAAGATGAATACCTAACAAATCACTTATTTTATAAGCTTCCTCTGTCTCATCAAACTTTTCACGAATTTGTGCAACAGTTTTTAATTCTTTATATTTTTCGGTTCCTATCTTAACTTCTTCTAAAAGACCACCAAGTTTCATTATTTCCATCCTTAAAAGCTTTTTATTTAACTTTACATCTTAACTTTACATCTTGTGCCGTTTAATGTATCTATCTACTTTTTCTTTTTGTTTGAGTGGAATTAATGAGAGAAACTTTTTATCCTTTTGAATTAATAAGTCTTTTACCGCTTCTTCTTTTACATCATATCCTAAACGACGACCAATTGACTCTCCACCAGGTTTACGAATAAAATATTTCTTTCTAAATTCTCCACCAATCTTTTTACGATCATAGCTTATTTTATATTCTTCTCTTAAAACTTTATCTTCAAAAATATCTCTTACTTTCATAATTCCTCCATTATTACCTTTACGTGGGAAAGTTAAGATTATGGCAAACCCATTATATAACAGCTTAGTTAATAAACTAAGAAAAACACAATATTCTCAATCAACTGGAACTAAACTTCTTTCTTTCGGAGCTATTTATTTAGGTTCATATACAAATTTCAAAAATGATCGCCAACCATTAATTTGGATACAATGGAGTGATCGTCAATACACTCATGGTATAAATCTGCATTATTTAAATAGATCTGACCGTGCTTGGTTTACAAGAATGGTTTATTTGTTAGCAAAAGGAAATCAAAAACTTACTCCAAAAAATATGTATCGCCTTTTAAAAATGAGACGATATAACATAGTAAAAACAGCATATAGAAAATATTTTACTTCACTTTTAAATATGAGGTTAGTATCTGCTGGAGTGACAAATCTTCATAGTATGGTATATACTAATCATAGAGAAAGCTTTATACATCGGCTCAATAAACAAATACAACCTCAAGAAATATCAAAAGGTGCTACTCAAATATCCTATTCATCAGGAGAATTACAAGATCGTATTACACAATCAAGAAATTCTTATAATATAACACAAAGAACTTCATCAGAATCAACTAGACCGGCCTCTGGTTCTCCTGTTACAAGAAAAGCACCTTGGCTTAAGAATTAAAGTTTATATCTTTTTAATAATTTACCACTCTCATCATATACTTCAACCGCATTAGTTTTTAAAATCATATCAGGAGATTTAGGATCGTTATCTTTTATCTTATTAAAAATACCATCTCTTTGAAGATTCTTTTTCATTTGCCCAAAAACCTTTTGTTGCATTGGTGGTAAATCATTTACAGTAACATTCTTACCATTATATTGAATGATCCATTTATTCAGGGTGGCTTCTGCTCTAAACTCTTTTATATATTGTCTTACTTTTTCCCTAAAGTCTTCGTTCTTCTTTGCTCTATTCCAATAAGAATAACAAACAGCTGCTCTTTGTTTTATATTAGAAAACTTTTCATTCATCTCCTCATCACCCATACATCTTTCAATAAAATCACTTTCTTTTTCTTTTCCTCTAGGCGCTGGCATATTATTTCTCCTTTAGTCACTTATTTATTTTTTTCTCAGATGAATTATAGGCTGTGCGTAAAACCCCTACTCTTTAGGGTAGGGGTTGTTAGCTTAAATCACGATATACTTTTTTAATAAAGTCTTGATCTACTCCTGTAGCCTCTTTTTTTTTGCTTTTACCTTCAACTATCATTTATTTTCTCCATGTTTATATTAACTTTGCTTTTGCTTCGGAAAGTTAAATATATGGCAATACAAGACAAATCAATATATCCAACAACTTTTTTCAATATTCCTCATCCAGCTTCTCCTGTAGTCTCTATTCAATTTAGAACAAAAACAGCACAAGGAAAAAGTATTGATGATCCATCCCTATGGGAAGAGATAACATTTGACCCTAATAACTTTTTCAGTGAAATGTCTATTGAAGATGAGAGTGGATATCCTAAATTATCTTTAACTTTAGTAGACCAAAATTATACTTATTTAGAAAACACTATAGTAAAAACTATGGTCGCTCAAAGACTATCAAATAAATTAGTAGAGAAACCAAATATATCAAAAGATGATACTGGGTATTTTGAATTTTTTGTTGATAAAAAGAAATCAGCAAATATAAGAGTGAGAATAGGATATTCAGAGCAGAATTTAAATTCTTATATTTCAGATCCAGATTTTGAAGGAAAAGAATATTCATCAAGGGCAAATAGTAATAGACCAGTAATAAGAAGTCCTTGGATTTATTTTATGATTACTGGTCTTGATATGAATATAATTGATAATGGTCTTCAAGTCACAATAGAAGGAAGAGACTCTATTGGTAGCTTTTTTGATAAAGCTGTTATGATACAAAAATTTGCAAAACTAAAAGGAACTCCAAAAAATATAATAAATAGAATAGGAGATCAAATAAAAGCATCTTCTAAAAAAGCCTCTGAGTCTGGAAGTGAGACAATTTGCATTGAAATTGTAGATGAACCACTTATGTATGTTAATCGTGATGGTGGTAAAGAAATTGATATAATGCTTGGTGGTAAACCGGTAGTAAGAGAGCTTAGAGATGGAACACGACAAGTAGAGACTCAGTATAAAAAGGTAAAACAATTATTTCGTGAGATATGCTCAAAAATATCTCCTGTAATGTATAGAGAAGATGGAAGTAAAATACCTATTTCCTCTGATGGTAGTGCGGATGGAACAGAGGTAAATAGTAAATCCTCTGAGATGAGAGAAAGCTATCCATATACTTTTTCTTTTGTTCGTAAGAATGATAAAGATGTAATACAATTTTATTATAAAGATCCAAGGAATGGTTTAAGACAACAACCTAATATAAGAACATATATATGGGGTGAGCATGGACAATCAATTGTTCAAAACGTAGATGTAACTGTATCGCAAGCCTTTAGTTATTTAAATCTTCCAATAATGAGTTTTGGGGAAGATGGAACAAAAGAGGTTTATATATCAAAAGCAAAAGATCCAAAAGAAGATGATAATATAAGTGAATTTGATTCTTCATTGGGTGGTATTGAGGATGTGTCAAATGCTTTAAATAATGCAGACTTTGATTTCACTTTTACCTCCGAGGTAATAAATACCTCTGAATACGAAACAAATACAGATACAATAACCTCTTCTATGGCAGCTAAAAGAATGATGAGGTCATTTAATTCAAACATAAATGAAACAATAGCCGAAGGTAACATTACTTTGCAAGGAGATCCATTTTATTTCTTTGATGATAAAGTAAAACCTTTTCAATATATTATTAATTTAGTAATAAAAAGACCGAACTACATAGATAAAAATGGTGATTATGTTGAAGGTGGAAAAAGTTACTTATCTGGTTTATATAGAATAAAAAAAATAACTCATGCTATATCAGCAGGTTCTTATACTACTAATCTTGAAGTTATAAAGACCCCCTTTTAAGGAATAATACATGGCAAGCAATACAATAGATTTACATCTTAATATACAAAACGCATTAAAGCAAAACCTCCAAGAAAATAAAAAAGAAATGTCTTCTTTTAATGATAAACTATCTAAATCTGAAGGCTTGTCTGAAAAACTAAGTAGCAAGATGGGTTCCGTTGGAGATAAGGTTAAAACCTCTGTTCAAAGTATGAGCAGATTTGGTTTAACACTTCAAAGAATAATTCCTGCCTTTAGTGTTATTTTCGGTGGTGGTTTTATCGTTGATACTGTAAAAGAGGTGATGGATTTAAATCAAGCAATGATGGACACTGCTCATCAAATGGGTATGAGTGCTCAAGGCGTAAAGCAATTAGAAGATGCTGTTTCAGGAACAATGGATGAACCAATACATAAAAACATTCAAGCATCTGTTAATACCACTGGAATAAAAGAAGATTTACAAACTGCTATTTCAGAGCCAATACATAAAAACATTCAAGCATCTGTTAATACCACTGGAATAAAAGAAGATTTACAAACTGCTTTAGTTGATGCTACTGAAATGGGTGCTGAAAAAAGCAAGGATATTCTTACTTCTAAAATGGAACAAGGTTTTAAAAAAACCGTAAGAAGTTTAGAAAATGCAGTTTATGGTGTTGTTCAAGCTACTGGTCTTGCTACAGATAAAGCACAAGAGTTAGTCACTGGTCTTGCTCAACTTCATGTTGGAATTGAAAGTATTGAAGCTTTAGCTACGGCCTCAGCTAGGTTCTCAGAGATAACTGGCGTGTCGACCGATGCTACTACAAGATTATCTGGTGAATTAATGAGAACTGGTAGACTCGGAGAAGAGGCCACACAACAAATATTATTTGGAATGGCATCTGTTCAAAGAGCTGTTGGAATGAGTACAGCAGAGATGCAACAACTTACTGAGACAATACAAGAGACTACGAAATTACTTAATCAAATGAGTAAATCTGCTGGAGAAATAGAACAGTTTAATAAAGGTGTTGTTCAGTTATCTGGTGCATTCGCTTCAGCTGGTATAGAGGCAGGTGAGGCAAGTAAGTTTGTTAATGAACTTCTTGATCCATCTCAAGTAGAAGAGAATGCTTTTCTTTATTCTAAGCTTGGTATTTCAATGGAAGATGCTTTTTCTGGTAATGTATCACCTCAGAAACTTATTCCTAGATTTAAAGAACTTGGTCAAGAACTTAAAAATATGAGTGGGCCAGCTGCTGCTTCTATGGCTAAGAGCTTAGGAATGCCTTTAGCCACATTGCGTCAAATGGGCGAGATAGATATGAGTCAGCAGAGAGAAATGATGAAAATGATGAGTGAAGAAGGCAAGTCTATGGAAGAGGCTATGGCCTCTATGCAGAATGAACAGGAAGGAGCTGGCCGTAGTTTTGAAGACAGTATTAATAAACTTAAAGGTTCTATTCAACCTCTTATTAGTAAATTCCTTATTCCCTTTATAAATAAATTTGCTAATATGATTGAACATATTAATATTGAAGGAATAGTAGAAACACTTTCCTCTGTTTTTGGCACAGTTATGAAAACAATTAAAAGATTCTCATTTTTCTTAAAACCTGCTACATTTGTCGCTGGGGCTATTGCTTTAATGGTAATAATAAAGAAAATAAGAAAGAAGTTTTATACGATGGCAACTGGAGTAAAAAAAGATTTACAAACTGCTTTAGTTGGTGCTACTGAAATAGGTGCTGAAAAAAGCAAAGGTGTTTTTACTTCTAAAATGGAACAAGGTTTTAAAGAAACTAGAAGAGGTTTAGAAAATGCTGTTTCAGGAACAATGGATGAACATACTGAAACAATATATAAAAATATTCAAGCATCTGTTAATGCCACTGGAACTTTAAGAAAAGAGAAGATAGCAGAATATAGAGCAAGTCAACAAAATGTAGAAGCCGAAAGATCTCAATATCAAACTCGTATTGATTATTTAGATGCTCAAAGAAAAAGTGGTGAACTTACTGCTCGTCAAACAAGAGAATTTGGAATACTTACGAAATGGCAGAAAGATTTAAATAAAGATGCTCAAACCTTTAATAATAGAAGACTTGAAGCAAACTCTCGCTTGAGAAGGCAACAAGAAAACCAAATGAAATTCCTCTCTGATGAGCAACTTAGAAATTACAAAAGAGAGATGGAACAAAATAAAGCCATTGCCGAACAACAGGCTGCAGCAGCTACAGAGAGAATGCAAGATTTAAATACTCAAAATAAGAGAATTGAAGATAGACTTGCTGATATGAAAACTCAGGGTAAGTATACAGCTCAAGATCTTGAAGAGATTGAAAAACTTAATAGTTGGTTAAAAAATAATAATGTTCAAATTGAACAAGCAAAACAAGAACGATTAGAGAGTGTAAAAGCTGCAACTGAGCAAAGAAAACAAGAGAGACAAATAAATCAGATTTATCAAAAAAGAACTGGTATGGATCTTGATGTTGGAGAAGGTGCTACAGAGGCAAAAGTTACAAGAGGAGTTTTTCAAAAGGTTGGAGATCGTATTAAAGCTGCAGGTAGAAGCATGGGTTCTTCTGTATATAAGGGTTTTGCAAAGGTTCAAAATAAGTTTGCTGAGACAAGAGAAAAAATAGCTGATGTATTTGCTCCAAGAAATCTTAAAAAAACTTTAGGTAAGGCTATGAAAGCTGGAGGAAGTGGTGTAGCAAAAGGTATGAAAGGTCTTGGTAAGGGCATGTTAAAACTGACTGGACCAATGGTTGTTCTAGGAATGGTAATGGCACTATTAAGACCAGCAATTGAAGCATTGCAACCTGTAATACAAGCAATACAAGAAGTTCTTATGGGAGCTATTGGTAAAATATTTAAAGCTTTGATGCCAGCCATTCTTAAAATACTTTCTGCTCTTATTCCTGTATTAGCAGCTTTAGTAAATACTCTATTACCTCCACTACTTTATGTTCTTGGAACTCTTGTAAAGATTATCGGTTTTGTTATCACAGCAATACAAAAAATGATTGAAGGAATAAGCAAGCTTCCATTTGTAGGAGATAAACTTGATGGTGTTATTTCTACAATGGGAGAAATTTCAGGAAGTATTGGCGGTGCTGGTCAAGCACTTCAAGATGTTGGTAAAAAATACATGGATCCAAAAAATAAACTTATTGATGATGATACGGTAGCTGGACTTCAAGACTCTATCGATAGCACTGGTGATAAGATAGCGAATGGAGAAATAACTCTTAAACCAAGTAAAACTGCTGGAGCAGGAGGTGGAGCGGCAACATCAACATCAACATCAACTACTACTTGGACTCCTGCTATGTTATCTGCTGGAAAAAAGGGAATATCAGTAGAAGAGCATGCCAAAAGAACAACTAAGACAGCTGAACAAAAGCAAGCTCAAGCTCAAGCTGAAACAGCAGAGGCAACAAAGGAAACAGCAAAGGCAACAAAGGAAACAAATGAAGAGCTTGCTAAGGTACTTGAAGAGTATACAAAAGCGAAACAAGAACAAAGATCAAAAAGAAATACTGAAAAAGCAAAAAATAATCTTGAAGGAGCATCATCAATCTTAGGCGTTAGAGGAGGGAGTTGGTGATTACGATAAGCACAGATTTTGAGGATGCAAAAGAAGAATTTATAAGATTTATACGAGCTATAGAGTTTAAGTTTGATATTAAGGACAAGGATGACTTTGAAAATGAATTGTTAAAGTTAATAAGAGAAGGTAGCAATGAAAAAATTGGTATTGATGTTGATGAGTTTGAAAACTCATTTTTTGAAGTAATAAGAAAACATTCTTCTTTATCCCTTGAAGATAATATTAAAAAAATTAAAGAAGAGTTTGAAATAATAAAGGAAGAGTCTAATGGAACCTAAGAGAATAGATATAGAGTCACTAAATAGCCGTTTAATAGGTACTATAAAAGAAGGCTCTGAAGAGACTCCTATTTATACAGACTCTAAAAATACTTTTGATAATAATCAGCCAAAAGAATATAATGAAAATACTGGAAATTATGAAAAAGAAAAAGAAAAAAATCCTCAAGCAATTGATATTTATAATAATCAGGCAAGTAACAATTATAACTTACAAGTTGACTTAGATGCTACTGATTTAAGAAACAAAATACAAGGTGATGATAAAACTATTGATATATTTTTAAGAAATTTATTTCCAGTTGTTGGAATAAATATTTTAAGAAGTATTGAAAATGCTGGAAACACAGAACCAAAGCTTGGAGGAACTCTTAGTTTAGTATCAGGAGCTTTTAATGCTATTGTTCAATCAAGATACTTAACCCCTTCAGAACTTGTAATATATCTGGGAAGTAACTTTTATACCTTACATTTTGTAAGAGGAATAACAATTAAAAAATTTACAGGTTTTTTTGGTTCATCTTGGACAGGATATCCTGATCTTACATTTGGAAGAAATTATATAGATATTCTTCCTTCTCTAAGTGATGTATTAGGAGATATAGAAGATGTTATATCTCCCCAAAAGCTTTTAAAAAGAGAAGACAATAAAGAAATAGAAGATGCAAAGGAAAGAACCTCTCCTTTATATGCTGGTATAATTGGGCAAGGTGGTTCTTTTTATCGTCAAGTATTAGGTTCTGATCCTTTATCTAAAGGTAATAGAAGAGTCTTTACTCCAATAACATCAAACATATTTACTTATAAAAATCTTATTCAAACCTCAGCAGGCAAATGGATAGATGGTGGAATACTTACTAGTAACGTTGGAAGAAGAGGTGATCATGATACTAACTCTGAACATTATATATTAAATAATAAAGTAAACAATCTTCAATATAAAGATCTTGAAAGTAGAGACGGAAAATGGGCTGAAAGTAATAATAGAGCTGATTGGGATAGAAAACCAAAGAAGCATACAGTAGAACCAGCTGAGTATTTAATAAATGAAAAAGTAACAAATATTAGTTTACCTAATGATGAGAATGGTGGAGTAAATGATATAGAAAACTATAGGCCAGATTTATGGTCAATAGGTTATATACTTGTGATGCCACAAACAAGAGATGGAAGTTTTTCTAATTATAAAATACCATTTGAGTTTAATCCATCTATTTCAACTGGAGGAGTTTCTACACAATATAATGCACAAACTATTCTTTCAAGAATTGGTGCTTTACAAACATTCTCTCACGTGGAATTATCAACAGTAGATATCTCAACAAAATATTATGCTCTTAAAGATCAAGAACAAGATGGCGATAATAGAGGAAGTGTTGGTCATGGTTGGATGGATATTTTTACTTTAAATTTTTTACAAGGTATTCAAAGTGGATATGAGGCATTAAGTTATCCATTCTTTCCTTCTAATGAACAACAAAATATAGAGAAAGGTTTTAAGTATGTAAAACCACCGCTTATTAAAGTTGTTATTGGAGAGGCAGGAGAGGGAGAAGAGGCTCCCTATAGTAATCTTCTCACTTACCCACAAAATATAGCAGGAGATAATACAGAAATACTTGCTTCCTCTAAAGAAAAAATACTATATAAAACTTTTATTGTTTCTTCTGTAAATATTGAAAAAAATTTAGAAGAAACTCCTCTTTATATAAAAAATAAAAAAATAAAAGATGCTTTTGGATTTACTGTAAGTCTTTCACTTGTAGAGATAACTAAAAGCTATATGGATGTTATGCCAAATTATGAAAATTATTTTAATCATTTTGAATCAATGATTAATAACGAAGATCTCATAGATAATGGATAGAGGATATGATAAGCAGATATAAATTTTATGACAATGTATACAATGATGATATAAACCATTCTCAAAAAGGACTTGTTCGTGATAATATCAAAGAGCTTTTTAAAAGTAATGATGATGTTATGTATAAAATTCCTAAAAAAGAACAGTATCGCCCTGATTTGATATCTCAAAGATTTTATGGAGAGCCTAAACTTTATTGGGTTCTTGTTTTCGTAAATGACTTTGGAAATAGCCCTGAAGATTTTGATGAAGGAGCTGTGATTAGAATACCTTATTATAATAAAGTGATAGAGTTAATATGATGTTATATGAAGCTTTGGTGATAGACAATAAAAATTTTTACTCAAATGGAAAAATAAAAGTTCGTATTCCAAATTTCTACCATCGTAATATGAATTGGGATTTAGCTGGTGAATATCCAGATTTGTTGGAAGAGGCGGAGATAAAAGGAGATGCTGAATATTCTAATGACTTTGAAGCTTCAGTCTATTCTCCTTATGGCGGAGGAAGAAATTTCGGAGTTTTCTTTTTACCTCAAATAAACCAAAAAGGTTTGGTAATGCCAATAGGTCAAGGAACAAATAGATTTGTTTGGCTTGGCAGTTTTTTTGAAGCTTATAGGACTGATAACTTTGATGTAGAATATGTAAATATTCCCTCTGATGATATAGAGCAATCTGATGGTTCTACAGCTGGCGAGCAAACTATGGATGCTGAAAGTTCAGCAGATGCATTAAAAAAGAATTTTGTTGCTCGCTTTAAAACAACAAATGCTGATAGTCAAGAGGATCTTGATTGGCAGCAAAGACCAACTAGTAATATCATAACAGTAGGTGATAAAGAATCAAAGGTTACTCATTATGCAAAAGAAGAGAAATTCTCTGCTTCAATGAATTTAACAGAAGAAGGATTTAATATTGAAGTTGATAATGAGGGAAATCTTAATACTTTTAAAATAAAGAATACTGATGATGGAATAAGTCTTTATTTTGAAGATACTGAAGGTAATAAGATGAATTTTAATAAAAACACTGGGTTTGAAGTAGAATCAGTAAAAGATGCTACCTTTAAAACAGAAGGTAAATTAAAATTCAATGGAGCAGGAGATCAAGGAGTATTATATTCTTTCTTGAAAAAAATAATAGATGCTTTTGAAAAACATATTCATCAAACTCCATCTGGCCCATCAGCTACTCCTTTAAATGCAGACCAATCTCCCATAACAAGTAAAACTACAGCAGCAAAAAATGATATGAAGTCTGAAAGTCTGGAGCTGGACTAATGCCTATTGCTGCATCATTGCCTACCTTACAGGCACAGATTATAAATGCATTTAATTTAGGTCCAGCTGCTCAACCAGATTTGGTTGGTACTCTTATTACACAAGCAGTAGCTACATCTTGTGTAACAGGTTTATTACCATCAGCTCCATCTCCTATTCCATTAACACCATCTGGTTTTTCTAATGGGTTAAGTCAGATTAAAAGTGCGTTTAATCAAGGAGCTGAGGCACAACCTAATTTAGTAGCACAAAAAATAGCGCAGGGTGTATCAGTTATTGCTCCTATTGCACCTGCTTCAGGAGTAAGCGCTTTACAAAGTCAGATTAATAATGCATTTAATTTAGGCGCAGCTGCTCAACCAAATTTAGTTGCTACGATGATATCACAAGCTATTATTCAATATTATATTGCAGGAGGAATAATTTGACTTATTCGGAAAAAGTAACACAAACAAGAGAAGATAGAAGTTTATCAATAAACCAAAAAGTATCAACTCAATTAGCTAAAATAGAAGCAATTGATGAAGATGATTTTAATAATAGTTATCTTTGGGGTGATGGAATAAATATTGGTATTCAACAATTAATAAAATATTATTACATAGAAAAAAATAAAGAAGTTGGAAGAACTTTTTCTTCACCATCTTTGTCTAATTATACAGAAATTAATTGGGAAGCTATTTTAAAAAATGCTATTACAGTTGGTGGAGATGGTAGTAGTGGGTTCTACCCTGATTTAGATAGCAATGGAATAGCAGATAAAAATATGAACATGGGAACTCCTTATTTAAATGATAATGGAGATAATGGAGAAACTAGTGAAGGTTTATTACTTGATATTGTTATTTTAGATGGAGATATAGGTCAAGATGCAACTACTACCGGAACTTATACAGGGCCAGGCGGGTTCCTCATTCAATCAACAGCACAAACAGAGGCAGAAGAATATTTATATGGAGCTGATTTAACAGAAGATACTTCAGATGATAATCTTGATAGAATAGGAGCAACTTTAAGAGGTAGAAGAACTCGTGATGTTGAAATAGTAATAACAGGAATGGGTCCATATAATTATGAGATTGGTGATGGTAATATTGATGAACCTACTTTTTTTGCTGATACAGCAGATGTTAATGGTTATGGCGGGAATGAAAAAACAACTTTTCTAAACTCTTTATCTACTTTTATAACAAATCTAGAAGATTATAGAGATAATGCTCTAATACCTTTAAGAGATGAGCTTGATAATATTTTTGATAGTGGAGTAAATACTCTTTTCACTGATACTGATATGATAAATGATGTTACAGATGATAGTGCAAATCTAGATACTTTAATAAGTTTATTAAATACTTATATTGGTGTAAATACTGATGTTGCCACTGATGGAAGTTTATATGGATATCAAAGCTTTTTCTCTTCTGCTTTAGGTGATGAAGTAAACTTTGATACATACTTAACAGAATTAGAAACTTTAAATAATAATATAGATACAGATATAACTAACAGGACAAATAATTTAATAAATACTTATGTAGGTGATACATATCAAGACAAAATGAAGAAGTGGAGAACATTTTGGATTAAAGAAAGAATTAATAAACCACAAGCTTCTTTAATTTCTGTAGAAGGTGCTGATAAAGCAATTTCAGATGCGATAAAGTCAATTGAAAATGTAAATGATACTTTAAAGACTTTATTTAGTGATACAGATCTCGATAGACAACAATGGATCCCAACTCCTAAAATATATTCTGCATTTTATAATCCTATTATTGATAATGAAACTGGAGAGATATTAATAAGAAGAGTTGGACTTATATATGGTGGACAACAACATGCAACAAAATATGAGGTGTATCGTGATTTGCTTGAAAATATTACTTTAAGTAATGATGAATGGTCAAGCTCTTTAATAATAAAAGAAATAACTGGTTTAAATAGTCAAGGAACGGTTAAACTTCAATATGAAGATTTTGATGTAGAGCTTGATAAATCATACGTATATAGAGTAAGAGTTTATGATGATACAAATGATAGCGGATATGCTTTCTCTGGTTCTTTACAAAGTAAAATCTATGATGATGATAACACAATATCATATTCCTTTCAGGAAACTGAACAAATAATATTTGATGGAAATCAAATAGAAGCAAGTAAAATAGATATTACAAAAGATAATAATTTTTCTTTAGGAGCAAGAGCAATATTGTTAAGCTCTTCTGAATATAATGATAACATTTATACTATTGCAAAATTGAAAGAAAATATAGATGATGTGAGTATATGGGTTTATCCTGCTTTACAGACAGAAGAAGATGGTAATATTTATTATTTTACAAACTTAGCTATAGTTAGTCAGTAAGGAAGTTTTTCGTAAAGGTAATATTACTATGAAAGGAATAGCATTTTACGGATTAGATTTTTTTAAAAGAAAAACAGGAAATGATTTAATAAAAGAAAATATTACTCGTATATTATTAACCAATAGAGGCGAAAGAGTAAATAAGCCTTTATTTGGTTCTAATCTGAGAGGTTATCTTTTTGAAAATTCAAATGTTTTACAAGAAGATGTTGAAGAGGATATTAGGCAATCAATAATAAATTGGGAGCCCCGTGTTTCAATACAAAGTTTAGTTGTACAAATGCGAGGACCGAACTCTGCATATATTTATTTAGATTTAAAAAATAAAGAAACAATGCAAGATTTTACTTATGAGGTGGTATTAAGACTATGATAGATGCTAGTAAGTATATCCCTACTTTAAAAGAATCTAAGAATAAAGATTATTTTAACTTTATTTGGAATAGCGTATATAAAAAAAGAAGAGCAGAAGTATCTAAAAGAAAAGCTATTTATTCTGCTAATGCTATTGTATATTCTGAGCTATTAAAAGAATGGAATAATAAAAATAGTAAAAAAGATTATGTGAAACAAATTTGGGAAAAGAGAAAAGATAAGAATATTATATTAGAGAAAAAAAGTGATTATAATATATATCCTATTGATGATATGAATGTAATATTAACTACTGAAGAAGATGTTCTTAATGACTATAGAAGTGTTAAAAGAAAAGGTCTAATTAAGAACATAGAAGATGATTATGAGATAGAAATATTAGACAAGGCTAGCGAAGAATATAATATAAAACTTCACCCAAGTCTTTATTATGTAATGTGGAGTGAATAATGGCGGTTAAATTAACTAAACTACCTAAAACGCAATATAGTGGCTTAGACTATCAAAATATTATTGAAGATGTTGTATCTTTGGTAACTGAAAATCCAGAATATAGTAATCAGTATGATGACTTCTTAAGTAGTAATGCTGGTAGAACAATAACTGAACTTTTTGCCTTTATTGCTGACCAATTAGCAACTCGTATTGATTGGGTAGTAAACGAAAACTTTCTTGGAACTGCTACTCAAAAAAATTCTGTTATAAAAATTCTTAAGCTTTTAGGTTATAATTTTCAACTTTCAATAAACTCAAATGTTCAAGTAACTACTTCTTTTAATAAACCTGTGGGAGATTTCTATCTTACAGAGGCTTATGATAATAGTGGAACTATATCACCTTTTACTTTAAGTGCTGAAGATAAAAATGGAGTTATGAGAACATTTGAAGCTATTAACTTTAATAATGAAAATAACACTTATGATTATAAAGGTGGAGTGCAATTACAAACTGGAAGTGCTGAAAATCCAAATCTTACTCATTATGTAGAATTTTATGAAGGCACTACTTATATAGAGCAGTTTGTGGCAGATGTCGATAACAATCCTATTTTTACTTTATCTCAATCACCTGTAATAGAAAATTCTGTTCAAGTATATTTGGTTGTTGAACAAGGTGGAAGCGTAACAGAGACAAGATTAAATGAAGTAAACTCATTTTTAGATCCTAACTCTCAGAATGAATATGATGCTTTTGGCAATGAACTTCCGTTAACATATAAAAGAAATGTAGAGGAAAATGATACCATTACAATTGAATTCCCACCAACTACTCTTGTTACTAGTAGTAATAGAAGATTAAGAGAAGGTGATAGAGTAAGAATCTTCTATCGCATAGGTGGTGGTATAGATGGTAATATTACAGCACGTTCTATTAATGTAGATAAAACAATGCTTATTAATGGACAGAGTGTAGGTGTTCATTTTATAAATGAACAAAAAGGAACTGGTGGTAGAAACGGAGAGACTGCTGAATATGCATCTGTATACGCACCTTTTTCTATTAGAACCGCAGGAAAGGCAGTGACAGAAGAAGATTATAATATTATTGTAAATGCCGATAATACGGTTATAAAGGCTCAAGCTTTTGGTAATAATAATATAACCCCATCTACTGTATATAATAGATATGGAAATTATATTCATCCGTTAGAAGTATGGCTTTATATCTTAAAAGATAAGCCAGCATGGGAAGATGTTGCTCCTTCAAGATATAATGATTTTCAATGGATAACACTAAGATTAGAAAATAGGCTTAATGAGATGTATTCATTTAGAGATGGTGAATATGGGTATGATGTTCTTACTTATTCTTCTGAGTTAGATTGGGAAACAGATATAGATTGGGATGAAAGTGGAAGCACAGAAACTTTTAATAACTATGTTATTTTAGAAACTCCAAGTAAATTTAAAAATAATTTAATTGATGATGGTGGAAATGTTAATACTGATCTATTGTTTAAAATAACTGAGAAAGATACTAAATCATATTATTTTTCAGATTTGTCTACATATAATGAATTTTATGAACCAAGAACTACTAATGATGGGTTAATAGAAGGCTCTACACCAACTTGGAAAATAGTTGAAGATGTAGCTGCAAAGTTTAAATCAGAAATTGATTTAAAGAGTGGTATTAACCTTTCATCTAAATATATGGTAACTATTGGTTTTGATAATAATCCTCTTGTAACTGATATTGATCTAAGGGGATCAACCCCTAGTGAAACCTCTGCTCAAGATATAATTGATATAATAAATGATGCTTTCACAAATAGTCCAGACTATAATAATGGAGTTAGTGGTTCAAATGGTTTTCAAGAATTAGGATTATCAGTTGATAGTAGTACCTCATCTGGTCTACCTTCAGGAACAGCATATAATGTATATATTAATGGAGTTGAATATACTATTACCATTGATACAACTCCTACTTATACTGAACTGGCAACTCTTATTGAAGATTCAACAAACTTTACACTTAATGCTAATATTAATGCTCAAAGTGTTATTATTACAAATGTAGATTATGATATAGAGTTAGTTCAACCAGGAATGGCTATAAGTGGAGATGGTATTCTAGAAGGAACTTTTGTAGAGAATGTATCTGTCCCAAATAAACAAATAACACTTACTCAGGCCGCAACAATAACTGGAGAAGACAAGACAATAATTTTAAATGGTTATTCAGTAACAATAGAAGGAACCTCTCCTACTGAAGATATTAGAATAACTAATATCGGAACCTTTCCTAAATATTCTGTTAGAGTAGAACCTGGTCTTACAGGTAATGATTTATTAACTGCATTACCTACTATAGTTGACCCTCCTAATGCTGGTTCTGGAAAATCAGGTTATCAGCGATTAGGACTTTCAAATGATTTAACTGCTATAACTCCATTATCAAACACTACTCAATATTATTTCAAAGTCAATGGATATGAATATTCTATAACAACTGGAACAGATAATACTTATAATGATATAATTACTTTACTTGATACAGAGCTTGATCCTAATTATACTGTTCAATCAACTGAAGTCAACGTTATTGAGTTTTTAAATGATACCTCTGGACCAGTTCTCCTTGAAGAGGGTGAAAGCGGAACTGACCTTTTAGAAGCGCTGCTTGGAAGTGGGTATACTCTTGATGATTCGATTGGTGGAGGAGATTATAGCACAGTTGCCAAAACTACTAGTTATTTATTAGTTAATGATGAGCTTTATGTAGAACTTCAATCACCTATTACTGGAAAAGTTTCTCAATTAGATTTTAGTGGAACTACTGATAGTAATTTAAATGCTTCTGAAGTTGTATTTGGTATTCGTGTTGGCGGATCTTATCCGCTAAATAGAAGAATGTTTGGACAAAGAAAATTAACTGTTATTATAAATAAAAATCTTGATAGTTTTGGTAATGTAATACTTGAGAATGGATCTATAAATTTTTATTTAGAGCAAAGAGATTTATATTTTAATTATCTTATTGATAATAGGAGTAGTATAGATATAGGAACTTATTATAATGAAAATTATGGCCAAGATGACCCTGCCTGGAGAATAGTAGCAAATAGAGTTTATAATACTGTATACGATCAAGATAGATTAACTATTGATTTAAACTCCTCAGAATTTTTTGTAAGGTTTACAAAAGAAAAGTCAGAAGGGGCTTCTCTTTATATGATAGAAAATGATTGGAGTTTAGATGAAAGTTCTAATGCAACAGTAGAAAGTTTAACTAATCCTCAAGATAATATCAATGCTTCAAATTATTTTATTAGCTTGCAGTTTGATAATAAACCTACTGTTGATAATATTGATATTACTGCTGATGGTTTTGTAGATGGATCTTATACATTAACTCAAATAATTAATAATATTAATGATGAAATAAGAAATACAACTGGATACTCAGATGATTTACTTTATGCTAATTTTGATTTTGCCTCTATAAATAATGCAGGAGATGGATTAATATTAAGAAGTCCTTTAAAAAATAATAACAGTAAAATAATTATTTCTCCCTCAACAGTAAATGATGCTGTATACCAAATATTTGGTTTAGTTGAAGAAATAAATCATGAGTATTATGCTATTGGTGATTATTTTATTGATTATGATGAATCAAGAGATGTTATGACACTAAATAAACTTTCTACTGATAATAGTAGTAATATGCCTGACTTGAATTTTTACTTTCATTTTATTTTTGATAAAAGATATGTAGAAGAAATATATGATGGTAAAGAAGGACGCCCTGGATTTCAAAAAGGTGTTATTGATGAGGATATTTATGAAGCTACTTTTTCAAGTTATAAAATAGTTGGACTTGATCATGTATATAAAGAAACTAAGTTTAAAGTTTTTGATATAAAGGCTAATATATACTATAATAAAATTTATTCAAAAGAGGATGTGTCAAATAGAGTTGAAAATAATATAAAAACAAATTTTGGTTTAGAAAGTATTGACTTTGGACAGTCAATACCGAAATCAAGAATAATGTCAATTATTCATGAAATTGATGGTGTAGAATATGTTATCTTAGAATATCTTGGTCCTGATGCACAAGACCTTACAACAAATGTTGAGAATGCAGTCGACAGTGGATTTAATGAAATTGCAATTTTATCAGAAGATGTATTTTTAACAGGACAAAAAATTCATGGACTCATGTTAAACTACTTTATAAGTGAGCAGTAAAGAATGTTGAATAGGTATGAAATTGATAAGACAATAAATATTTTTAAAAACGATAAAGAATTTCAAGATATGTTATCAGAATGTGATGCTATTCTTGATGATGATAATTATCGTCAACTTGCTATTGTTTTATTAGAGAACAAAGAAGAAATTAATAATAAAACAATTGATGAATTAAATGCCTCAGCTCCGCCAATCGCTAGAGACGATATAGCATCTATATGCGGAAAAAGCTATATAGAAGGTTATATGTATCGTCAAGTAATTTATACTTTTAAGTACTCTACTATTAAAATATTTTTTCGTCAGAATTATTCAAAATTTATGCCTGATTATGACTTTACAGTTATAAACTCTCAACCAAAAATGAAATTATTTATAGAAGCATTTATGAGAGTTTATGATAGATTTGCTAATATAGTTGATGAAATATATAATTTAGTAGATGTTGATAAAACTCCAGAAAAATATCTTAATTATCTTGCACAAGCAATAGGATATGAGAGAGAGGATAATAATCTTCTTAACAATGTTTCTTTTAGAGAACTTATTAAAAATATAGTAGAAGTTTATAAAATCAAAGGAACAAATTATTCATTTGAATTATTCTTTAATTTTTTAGGATTTCAAGCTGAATTAAAAGAATATTGGTTTGATAAACGATTTGGTGATCCTAATATTTCAAGTAATCCTGAAACAGGAACTTCAAATAAAAATAATTTTTCTTTTTATCTAACTACTAAAAAACCAACTAGTTATATTCCATTAGGAATGAAGAATTCTTATATTATTTCTGATGATCAAATTATTAGTACTCTTGATATAAATGAGTTTAATCGTAAGATAAGCTCCGGAGAATTTACTGTTAAACAACTTTTAGGTGATGAGACAGGTTATTCAAATCAACCATATACATTTTTTAAAACTAATGTAATGGAATATAATCTTGAAAACACTAGGGCAGAAGAAGGGAGTGGAGAACTTTCTTCTGCAGCCTTAGCTTCTATTGAAAGATATGCTAACTTTTTAACGCCTATATTTATGCAAAAAAATATTGTTGTATCTATTAAACCATTTGAGGATTTTGCTGGAGTTATTATGTTAACCGATGCTGATAGAACAGACCCTAGGTCTGGGAGACAATTAAGTGAAAATATGATTCATACTTATGAAGGATATCAGCCAGCTTATTATTATTGGGAAGATGGAGTTAGGTATTATAATGAATCAGCCTTAAGAAGTGAGAAGTTTTGGCCTAGGGCAGATATTAGTAATCCTGAAGGTGGAGGACATTTTATAAGTAATTTTTATATTGATACTACTGAAAAAATTAATCAAATAAGAGAAGATATAGAAAATGAATTTCCCTTTTATTCTGATGCTGAAGTTTCAGAGGTGTTATCACAAAGAATATCTAATAAGTCAATATTTGGAAATACTTTTCCCAATAGAGATTTATTATATCCATACATAGATTCTGGGCTCAATGAGAATGTTATAATAAGCCCTTGGTATTTGGATGAGTCTTATCAATACATAGATTCTGAGCTCAATGAAAATGTTATAATAAGCCCTTGGTATTTGGATGAGTCTTATCAATACATAGATTCTGAGTTTAATAAGAATGTTGATGATGATAGAACCGTGGCTC